CTAAGATCCAAAAATATTATCAATGTAATCCAGTTAGATTTATTGAGGATTTTTTTAACATTACTCTATTGGATGCACAGGCGTATATTGTTCAGAGAACTTGGAACTGTCCAAACGTACTTGTATTGGCAAGTCGTGCTTTTGGTAAATCAACAGTTATAGACTTAATATTAATGGCAAAAGATATGCTGTTTTGTAATGTATGGACTTATATTGCTAGTGGTTCTGGTTCACAGGCAGAACAGACATTTATGACTCTAGAACGTTTAGCTAATGATGGTATTGCCGAAATGAGAAATTCTACTGGATATATTTTTAAGAATGAAGTAGAAATTAAGAATGCTGCCGGAGATGGATTTTCTCATGGCAGCGATGGATTTAAATATTCTTTATATAATCAAAGTTTTACGCAAACTCTTAATAGCAATATAGATAAAAAAAGAGGTATGCGTGGTAGTGTTATTTTTGACGAATGTGGTTTCCTGTCCGAAGAAATGCTTGAAGTTTATGGTGCGTTTGCTGCTGTAAATAAGGATTTTGCTACTGGTAAGGATAGAAATGGAAAAGATATTGATCCTGTTCGTTTAAGAACTTTTGCAACCAACATACCTAATCAGAAGTTTTATATTAGTTCTGCATCCAGCACAGATACTAAATATTATAGACTATATAGAGAGTTTGCCAAAAAGCAGCTTATTGGTGACAGAAATTATTGCGTTGTACAGGTAAGTTGTGATGTTGTTTTAAAACCTACAATTCGGGGAGAAGCTGTTAATGCACTGTTAAAGAAAAGTGATATTGAAACGGCTCTTAAGACAAATCCTGAAAAAGCAAGACGAGAGTACTATTGTGAGTTTACTTCCGATGCTGGTAACGAGGCCATTATTAGACGTGGAGTTATTACTAGAAATAGTGAAACACGTATTCCACTGTTATACAATGACACAAATAAAAAGAAATTTTTGATCACTTTCGACCCAGCGAGAAATAGGGATAATAGTATTATAACTGTAATGGAACTTTATCAAGACGAGAATGGCGAATATAAAGGGCGCATTGTCAACTGTGTAAATATGATTGATGTTAGCACTAAACGTCGTACACCAATGCAAACTCCAGATCAGGTTGATTATTTAAGGCAAATCATTCTTGATTATAACGGTGATGCCCCTAGCTATGGGAATATTGAGGCTATTATGATAGACGCTGGCTCTGGTGGTGCGGGCAAGGTCATAGCGGATATGCTAATGCAAGACTGGGTTGATTCCCATGGAAAGACACATGCGGGATTTATTGATAAGGAATTAGATAGACAACTTGGAACTGGTTATGCGAGCAAATATCCAAATGCTGTTGATAAAGTTAAGCTTATGGAACCAAGCAAGTATAAATCTATTATGTATGAAGCCGCAATAGAAATGACAAATAGCAATTTGATAAGTTTTACGGCAGATTATGATAATAAAGGATATTTGACTTTATTCTTAACTGATGATAAAGAAACCAAAGAAGTTAAGAAGCAAATTGAAGAGAGATTAAAAAAAGAAAATCTATCTGACGAGGCATATGCCGTGAAGTTAAATGAAGAACTAAAGAAATCTGCTGTTGTAAAGACAAAAACAGTAAGATTGGACCCGTATCAAGAAATAGCGTTGGCTAATATTGATGCACTTAAAGAGGAACTTGTGAATATGAGGCGTATTAAGCGCGAATCTGGTAAGGATTCATTTGAATTAATACCAGAGAAGGTTGGGCGTCTCCATGATGATAGAAGTTACACATATGTTATGTGCTCGTGGTGGTTGCAGGAGAAACGACTAGAAAATGTTCGTTCTCGTAAGGCACCAAATTCTGTAGACATATTATCAAAACTCCAGGTTAATCCTGGCAAACCTTTAGATAAACTATTCGGATAAGAAAGGCGGTGAATAGTTTGGCAAAAGAATTAACAGACAAAGAACGTATAGAAGCGTTAAGTCGTGAAGAAAAAAATAGAGCCGCATTCGCTGCTTTGAAAGATGCGCTTAGTTTAATTGACTTAACGAAAAATAAGAATATTACATATCAGACGTATTCAAGAGAGAACTTAAGAAATTATCTGAAAAACCCTGCAAGCGAAGGCAACGCCAAGAGCCTCAGAAAATTATCAAATTATCTTTATAATGTCTCTCATGTATATAAAAGAATAGTTAATTTTAAGGCCCATCAGGCACAATTGAAAGTGTGGACCGTTTATCCTGATGTTCCACTTGTTGATGTACCAGAACAAGACAAGATTCTTCAAAATTATGAACGTGTCGTAAGATATGTTCGCAATATGGATATGAAGAGCCAAATTTTAAAATGTATGTTGCAATATTTTAAAAATGGTGTTGTATATGGCTTTACTTACGGTGACCCTGAAAATGATGGGTATTTTATTCATCTTTTAGACCCGGATTATTGTAAAATCTCTAGCCAGCAATATCACTCTGGCGTTTTGAATTTTGCTATGGATATGAGTTTCTTTGATTCTGGTACAAATTCTTATTATTTGGATGTATACGATCCAATTTTTAAGAAGTTATATAATAAATATAAAAGTGATAATACACAAAGATGGGCAGAATTACCTATTGAAAGAACATTTTGTTTAAAATATGATTTGGACAATTTAGACTATACAATTCCACCCCTAGCCCCGTTGATGGACTCTATTATTTCGTTGTGTGATTTGCAGTCTATACAGAATGTTAAAGATGAACTTGAAGCAACAAAGTTATTGTATGCAAAAATCAATACTTTAAGTGGAACTAATCAAGTTGACGATTTTGAAATTGACCTTGATCTAGCAACCGCCTTTTTCGCCAAAATTCAAGCGGCTTTACCAGATGAGATTGCGTTTGCACTATCTCCAATGGATATTGAGTCGGTTGACTTTTCAACAAATAATGCGAATGATGTTAATGTTGTAGAGAAGGCTTATGAAAATATCATAAATAGCGGAGGCGGCATTGTTCTAAATCAGAATAAGATTACAAACTCTGCATCGTTTAAGCTGGCTTTAATGGCGGATTGCCAAGACTCCGTTGCAGTTGTCGAGCAGATTAACGCATGGATTAACCTTTATATCTTAAATAATATTGGAGAAACAGGAATGGTCGTAGAATTTGACGATACTCCTCCGTATTTTGTAAGTGATAAGATTGATCAACTCTTAAAGGTCTCACAATATGGATTGCCCGTTAAATTACAACTTTCGTCACTTGTTAATACTAATCCGGTAAAAGAACGAGGTATGTCTTTTATGGAAAATGCGCTTGGTTTGACTGTAGACAGTTGGAATAAGCCACTCGTATCGAGTAACACCCAAACAGGAATAAGCGAGAATGGCGACGGCAGTGATGGCAGACCATTAAAGGACGGACCATTATCCGACGAAGGTGAAAATACTAGAGATGGTAACAAAAATGACAAATAAACCCTTGACAATACAAAATTAATGTGTTATAATATGTATATAAAAGTGGGACAGCGGGTAGCTACCGTTGAATATGCCCTTATCATATTCTTACCACTTTTATTTTTATGCTTATAAGGGAGGCAAAATTTATGGGGAAAAAGAAAACACATGAAGAATATGTAACACAAGTTGCTGAAATTAATCCAAATATTGAAGTGGTTGGTACATATAGTGGAGATAATGTTCCAATTTTACATAGATGCAAAATAGATGGATTAGAATGGAATCCATATCCTACGAATATATTACGTGGTTCTAAGTGTCCGCAGTGTGCCAAAATTATTGCTTTAAAAAAGAGAACCCGTTCACAGGACCAATACATTAAAGAGGTTATGGAAATAAATCCTAATATAGAAGTTATTGGAGTGTATAAGAATATAGATACTCCAATCTTACATAGATGTAAAATTGATAATTATGAATGGTCTACAATACCATATAATATTTTACAAGGGCATGGATGCCCGTTATGTGCCGGAGTCGTTCGACCAACAACTGAAGAATTTATTCAAAAAATGAATACTATTAATCCAAATATAGAAATTATTGGTGAATATATTAATAATAATACTGGTATATTGTGCAGATGTAAAGTGGACGAGTATGAATGGAGCCCTGCCCCATCAAATTTATTAGCGGGGAAAGGATGCCCGATATGTAGCGGAAATAAAAAGAAAACTCATTATGAGTACGTTGAAGAAGTTGCTAAGGTTAATAAGAATGTAAGCGTTATTGATATTTATATTAACGCTACTACACCTATCCTGCATAAATGCGAAATTGATGGAACACAATGGCGAGCTAGACCTAGTCATATATTAGAAGGACATGGATGTCCGGTTTGTAATGATTCTATTGGTGAAAAAGAAGTTACTCAATATCTTTTAAATAATAAGATTGAATTTATATCTCAACATACGTTTGATAGTTGTAAAAATAAGAAAAAACTACCATTCGATTTTTATTTACCAGCATATAATGCATGTATTGAGTATGATGGGTTGCAGCATTTTAAACCAGTTGATCATTTTGGTGGAGAAGAAGGTTTTAAACAAAGGCAGCATAATGATTCAATCAAAAATCAATTTTGTAAATTAAATAATATCAATTTACTTCGAATTAGATATGACCAAGATGTTGAAACAGAATTGGATAATTTCTTTAACAATACAAAATTAATAAAGGAGGTATCCTAATGCCTCAAAAAAAGTTTATAATCACACAAGACGCATCCGTGAGCAATCAATTAATTGCCCACGGTTTTCATTTGCTATCTAATGTAGGTGGTACATATACTTTTATCAATTCAGTGCCGGAAAAATTTAATTTTTCAAGTATTGACTCGGCGAAGATTCATTTTACAAATAAATTAAACATATAATCTCCCCTTTCGGAGTTTATATATTATTTTACAACAGAAAGGGGTGAGAATATGTCAAAGAGATATCTTACTCTGGATGATCTATATACTTTTTGTAAGCAAAAGAATTTAAATCATTTTAGCGCCAAAGAAGCTGATGGTCCAATTATAGTTCATACATCTGGCCAATTTGAAGCCGCTGATACTTCTCAAAATGGATTGCTACCTGTAAAATTACAAGCATGTCACACTGGTACTAACCGCAATAAGAGTCACATCTCAACGGAATCAATGACCGCCGCGCTTCCGTCTTTTAGTAATCGTCCAATCTTGGGGTACATTCATCAACTAGAAGATGGTACATGGGATTTTTATTCTCATAATGTGGAGTTTATTGAAAACAAAGATGGTGAAACTGAAGTTGAGTATCTTGAGGTTCCAGTTGGAGTAATTCCAGAAAGCTGCAATGCAAAAATTGTGTATGATGAGCTGAAAGAGAAAAATTACGTTAATGTAAATGGCTATATATTTGAAGAATATAGTAAGGCCGCTGAAATCTTGCGTGCCAAGGGTATTTCGAAAGTAAGTGTAGAGCTTGCAATCGAAGATATGTCCTGGAATGCGGATGAAGATTGTTTAAACATTAATTCGTTCTATTTCATGGGAGTTACGATTTTGGGCAGAGATGAAGATGGCACTATTGTAGAAGAAGGAATGGCTGGTAGTAATATTACACTTGGCTCTTTTAGTCAAGAAGAAAATAGCTTTATTCCGAATGATTTACAATCAAAAATGGTTGAAACTCTAACTAAGCTAAATGATGCTTTAGATAGATTCAATAATACAAATGACTCTGGTAAGAAAGGAGGATGCGATACAATGGATAAGTTTAATGAGCTTTTAGAACTTTACGGTTTAACCGAGGAAGAGATTGATTTTGAAATTGAAGGGCTTTCTGATGAGGACTTAGAGGCCGCATTTACTGAAAAGTTTGGCGACGCTGAAGAGTTCAAGAAAAAGAAGAAGTGCTCCGAAAATGATGAGTCTGAATCTGATAATGAAGGCGAAGAAGATTATGCTGGATGCAAGAAAAAGAAAAAGTGTTCTGTGAATACTGAAGCTGGTACTGTAGAATTCGAGCTATCTTTTGATGACATTCGCATGGCACTATATAATCTTCTAAGTGAAAACATGGATGATTATACTTACAGTTGGATTTGCGAAACCTACGAAGATCATTTCATCTATCAGAAGGAAAGCTACGCTAACGGCTATGAGGCACATTACTTCAAGCAGAATTATTCCAAAGACGGCGATAATATTGCTTTCAGCGGAGATCCTGTAGAGGTATTTACCGAATTCGTCACCGAGAGTGAAAAGACTGCTCTTGATATGATTCGTTCTCAGTATGAGGAGCTGAAAGCCTTTAAGGATCAATATGACGCTGCTCAGACTAAGGCCCAGAAAGATGAGGTTCTTGAGAGCGCTGAGTATGCAGAGATTAAGGATTCTGAGGAATTCAAGGCACTTGTTGCTGATGCTGAAAAGTATTCTGTGGACGAGCTAAAGGTTAAGGCTGATCTGATTTTTGCTGCGGCAATGAAGAAAAAGTTTAACTTTGAGGCTGAGCCTAAGAATAAGAGCGTTGGTATTAATTTTAATACTAAACCAAGTAAGAAGAAGCAGGCTTACTCTGGATTGTTTGATGACTAATAACTGAATATATCAATATTTAAACGACCAGTAATGGCCGTTTTTTGTTACACAAAATAAATTATTAAATTATAAGAAAGTGAGGAATTTAATTATGGCTCAGGACATGATTAAGGGTGGCCATATTATTGCTGAGAGCACTAATATCCTAAGCACCAATTTTGGTGGCGGCCATATTTATAGCATTGCTATCACTGAAGACATGGATAATGGTCTTCTAGTAGCTAGAGATGTATATGATGATAAGCAATATGAGGATGAGACTTGGACTATGAAGAAGTATGAGGCTGGTGATGAACCCCTACTACTACTGAATCCCCCTGTTGTTCCTTTTACTGCTCTAAAGACTTATGCAGACGAGGATAGATTCTATAACGCAAAGGGTGACCGTGTACGTGCATATACCCTACGTGTTGGTGATCGTTTCTCTCTATCTGAGGTTGCTTTTGATAGGGCTCCCGAAGAGAAGAAGTATGTGACTTATGACGCAGCTGGTAAGGTTTATAAGGTTGTAGACTCCGTTGATAATACTCAGTTCTGCGCTCAGGTTCTAAAGAAGATTGTTCGCACTAATCTGATTATGTACAAGCTACAGGTTGTGCATCTATAATTTGAGGAGGTGAAAAGTTATGGCTAAGCTAATGAATTTTGATGCTCACGTTCGTGAGGTTTTTGATAATGATGAGGCAAAGTTTGCATCCTTTAACCAGCTAATGCTAGATACTGCTAACAATAATCTAGAGGACGGCATTACTGTTAAGGAAGCTAGTGCTAAGATTACTACTATGTTTAAGAAGATCATTGGTTGCGATGAGAATTCTAATAAGGCCCAGATTCGTAAGGCTATTAAGAAGAATCAGCAGCTTCTGTTTGATCTAATTGAGGAAGTTGTACCCAACCTGCTACAGAGCGGCTGGCAAGACAATCCTTTCTTCAACGAATTCGTCGAAGTCAGAAATATTGATATTGGCGACCAGAATGTGTTCTATACCGAGGATGAAACTATCCTAACTGTTTCTAAGGTTTCCGGTAACCACTGGGATCTAGACCGCCAGAGACTCGGTAAGGGCACCACTTTCTCCGTTACCACTTCTTGGTATGGTATTGCTGTTTACAGCGAGTACGAGAAGCTGCTAACTGGTCTAGAGGATTTTGCTACCTTTGTAACCAAGCTCTACGAGGCTGTTGACAAATATGTTAACGAGTCTATTTATGAGGCTTTCCTATCTGCTGCTGAACAGCTACCTGGTGGTGCTGGCGGCGCTGGTCAGTGGGTTAAGACTGGTGACCTATCTGCTATGACCAAGGATACTTTTATGACTCTAATTGAGGATGTCCAGATGGCTACCGGAATGGATTGCGTAATTTTAGGCACTAAGTCCGCTTTAGCCAAGCTAGATGGTATGCGTAACATCGACTGGGTTTCCAGCGAGATGAAGAATGAGCGTCATACTACTGGCAAGCTAGGTTATTTCGAAGGTGTGCGTCTTGCGGAAATCAAGCAAGGCTTCAAGCTGAATGACACCACTCAGAGACTAGTTGACGACAAGCAGCTATTTATTATGCCTGTTGGTTCTAATAAGTTTGTTAAGGTTGTTAATGAGGGTCAGCCTGAGATGCGTCAGGTACAGGACAACGTTACCAATCAGGATATGACGTATAATTTTACATATATGTTTAAAATGGGCGTTGGCGTTCAGATTGGTCTACGCTTCGGTGTTTGGAATATTGCCTAATTTAACAATACAAAATTAATAGGAGATGCAAAAAATGAAATTATTTGTTTGTAAAGGAAAGCGTCAAGCGAATTATTTTCTCGATCACGGATGCCATTTAATCAGAATTGATTGTGACCAACAATCTAAAGGTTTCTTGGTGTTTATTTTTGAATGGGATTATTTGCTTGACGAAACCATTCAGTTATGGAAAAGAGATAAAGATACTTATTTGATATCTTAATTTGTTTATGAAGGAGAATGTTATATGGCAAAGAAAATTAGTGGAATTTATTGCATAGAGAATTTAGTCAACGGAAAGAAATATATTGGATTAACGAATGATATTGCTCGCAGAAAATGTGAACATTTTTCTCATTTAAGGTGTGGAACCCATAGAAATTCGCATTTACAACATGCATGGAATATTTATGGAGAAGAAAATTTTATATTTTATATAATTGAAGCATGTGATCTTGATGTAATCGACGAGAAAGAACGTTATTATATAGCATTATATAAGTCTGACAATGAGGAATTTGGATACAATATTGAATCTGGTGGACATGTTGTAAAAACTATGTCGGAAGAGACTAAACAAAAAATTAGTACAACATTAAAGGGTCGAGAATTTTCTGATGAGCATCGTAAAAAGATTGGGGAGGCTAATTCAAGACGTATTATTTCTGATGAAACTCGCCAAAAGATGAGCGAAAACCATGCAAATATGTCTGGAGAAAATAGCCCTTGGTATGGTAGACATCATACAGAGGAATCTAAACAAAAAATGCGAGACAATCATCGTGATATGTCTGGTCCAAATAATCCCAATTACGGTAAGCATCTTTCCCAAGAGACGAAAGATAAACTAAGCAAGTCCCATAAAGGAAAAATGAGTGGTAAAAATCATCCAGGATGTAGACCTGTATATTGTCCAGAGCTCAACCAAAGTTTTTGGGGTGCAAAAGAAGTAGAAGATATGTATGGAATTAATTCTACATATATTTCAGCTTGTTTATCTGGTAAACAAAAATCAGCAGGCAAGCACCCAATAACTGGAGAGAAATTACATTGGATTGCCATTGATCAAATGGATGAAAATCTTTTGCAAACAATACAAAATTAATACAAGGAATAAAAGGAGAAATTTAATATGCCAGCAAAAAAGGAAGTTATTACAGAAGAGTCTGTTGAACAGGAAGTCAAGAAGCCTGTTGCTAAGACTCCCCGTAAGTACGCCCCTGACGATCTAATTCCATGTCGTAGTGTGACCTATGGGGAATTACTGCTTAGCGCACCAAAGTCAAAGCTAATGTATGTTTGGGCAAATTACAATGATGTTACCGAAGTCGAATTCCAAGATCTACAAGCTCTAAAGTCTACTCGTTCTAACTATCTATTTAGACCTAGAATTGTTATTGAGGATGAAGAGCTTGTTGAACAGTGGTCTAAGGACTTCAAGGATATGTATAGTAAGATTACCCACGTAGATGTTGAGGAAATTTTTGATCTACCTCTAGGTAAGTTTAAGACTGCACTTAAGAATGCCCCGAAGGGTGTTCAGCAAGCAGTTAAGAACATTGCCGGAGAAAAGATTATGAATGGTTCTCTAGACAGTTTAGCTAAGATCAAGGCGATTGATGAAATTCTAGGCACAGACTTAAAGTTATATCTGTCTTAATTTTAGGAGGTGACCTTTCATGGCAACTCCGTATGAAATCGTGTATGGTCGCTTCCTAAATAAATGCTCGGACTTCAATCTAGCAGATTTAGATGACCACACACTAAATGAAATGATGAAAGATTGGTTGGATAGTGCTATTATTCGTACACGCACTTCTAGTGATTTATCTGCACGAGATGATGAGGCGGAAGAATTTGAGAATGATTTATCTGGTCAGGATGTAGAACTGCTCAGTATGGGCATGGTTTTGGCGTGGTTGGATCAGCAGATTCAATCTACTGAATATACGAGTCTTTTCATTGGAGGAAAAGAACAGAAGTTCTATGCGCCCTCGGCTCAACTTGCAGAGCTTCGTAATCTCCGTGCAGATATTTTGCGTGAGATGCAACAGTTGCATTGTTACAACACTTATACCAACAACTCTTATTTCAACGACTAAGGAGGCTCAGTATGAATATTTACTCAGAAGCGCCTCCTCATCAAATAGCGGCGGAGAAGGAATACTTCGTCTCCGCCATCTTTAAGCTCCTACCATACAAGCAAGATAATTACGAATATCTTGATAATTACTTCGAGTCAGTGCTACAACGGCTAATTGGATTCAACAAGATTTCTGGATTACAGCCAGAGACCATTACTATTATAAGCCTACTTGAATATGCACGAGGAGAAGATGATTTTTCAAAGTATCGTAAGGCCGTGCTGGATGCGTGCGGATTAGTAGGACGCATTAAGGAGAGTGATGCGCATGATTGATTCATATAGGCTTCGAATGGCTGCTATGGGTGGCTATGAAGGTGAAGCTCGGCGCAGAAACTCTCAAAAAATTATGGATGCTGCATGGATGCGTGATGCGGCAACCAAACCTGTATTCGTGAAATGGGTAGATTCAGGGTTGCCTGTGGTGGATGATGACGATGAGGTGTTGTATGCGAAATATAATATTAAATCATATCATAACATCACGGGGGACGAGATAGCTTATCTGCTCCAGTTTAGGTTGGAAGATTTGAAGAATAGACCCGATATTAAGGTTGGAAGTTATGTCCAAATACGCAATGAGATGGACGAGCCTGAGTGGTGGCTGATTGTCCATTTCGATGATCGGCCACAATTTAGACAATTTTCAATTTTGAAATGTCTGCATACATTCAGATGGGTTTCAAGAGTAGATGGGAACAGAAGGATTTATGAGTGCTTGGGTGCACCGAGGAATCAGTCGTCGTATAATTCTGGAGTTTGGTTAACATAATTTAGCCCCTTATATTAGCGATAATATATTGAATGTCGAATATGCTGGAAGTCCCTTAGAGCTTTGAGTACCAAAGTGTGACAATCTCAAAGATTGGGTAATCAGCAGGGATGGCGGTAATTTTACCGAGGCCCCCAACGACTACCAAGACACCTCTTTATGAGAGGATGGTATAGTCTAGTCCCTTTTTAAATACGGTGAAAATCGGGGTATTTGTCGTAGATTACACTTTTCAGGTTCCTGAAAATCAACAGATTGTTATCTTTCCGACGAACGACGACTCACGCACCATTCAGTATGACACAAAATTCATCCTTGGAGACGAAAAAAGACATCCTCCCATTGTATGGAAAACTAGTAAAATCCAGAGTTCTTTTAATGGAGATATTACAAGGTTCACTATGACCCAAGAGCAATTTAACCCCGCTACAGACAATGCGGAGCTAATGATTGCTGACTACTGGGCTCAATCTGTCGAACCCGAAATTCTCGAAACGGAAGAGGTTCCAACGGTATCCGATCTCGAAATCATCTACTCCGGCAGTCCAGCCGTCAAAGCAGGCGGTGGTTTTAAGAAGTTCGCCATTAAATCTCGTATCGATGGTAAGCTCGTTGACTGCACAGAAGAAGTAAGCTGGAGCATCAATTTTCCAGACGGTGACTCAGAGCAGCTTGAGACTTCTGAGGAGGACAACGTATTCCGTGTAAAATGTAAGCCAGATTATTCCTTAATCGGCAAAACATTTACTATTACTGCGACAACTAAATATAGTTCAAAATCTCTTATCGTGGAGGTGACGAGCCTATGATACGTGATATACAAAATTTTGATGATGATATTATAACGATGAAACGTCTCATAAAACAAAAACTAATAGCCGACACGGACATACTTGAAGCGCTTAATAATAAAGAAATTGACCTAGATAGCCCGGACGAATTTCTGGACAAGAATATCTTTGGATTTATTCGAATTCCAACGACTCAAGATACTGTCCGAAATTTTATTTGTTTTACTGTGGACGATATAGAAGAACATCGTTATAACGAAGTGATGAAAATCCAGTATATTCAATTTAATTGTATCTGTCACCTCGATGATATGAAAACAAAATATGGAATCGATAGACATGATCTGCTCGGCGCATTGATTCGCCAAACGTTTAACTGGACAAACATGTTTGGATTACAGTTTAAGCTTATTTATAACAAGGAAAGCACTATCGATTCTGACTATTACTGCAGAACTTTAAAGTTTGAAGCCACTAAACCAAATTCACTAAATAAAGCAAGGATGGATAATCCATATGATAAACTTAGACGCTGATGAGCTGCAACTCTATATTGGTGATGATTATATCATCAATGATAGAATTAGGGTTTTGCAGCCGACGATAAGACAAATTGCTGAATTTGGTGAAAAGGAATTTTTCTCTGTGGTCCATACAGTAACTGCGATACCTAGTGATTAAGTGGTTTTTCAACCAGTTACTTAGTCCGCTGCATTAGGAAACTTTGCAGTGTATCTCTCTGAATTGCTGGGACGCCGTTAGAGCCTTTATGCTACAACGTGGTGCGTGAGCACGAGCGTGAATGCTTGAAAAGTTAAAGGATTTGGTAATCAGCAGCTAATTTGCTAATGTTAACAGCACAAAATTAATGTTAGTAGCAAGTTCAACGACTATCACTTGAAATAGTGTTAGGGGCAAGTGCCCCGAAGTAGAGAGTGCCTAAGTTTGTGAAAGCAAATATGGTAAATGATATAGTCTGTACTCATATGAAAGTATGAGAAATGTTATTTGTATTATTTGTTAAAAACATTGGGACAGCGATTTGGCCGTCGTTTCAATTGGCCTTCAACAATTGATTACCAATGTTTTTATATATTTATGACTTTGAAGGGAGACATAATTATGAGTAGAAAAAAGATTCCAGAATCGGATTATGAAAAAATTGTTGATATGTATTTAAGAGGCTACTCTTCTGTAAAAATTGGTCAATTGTATAATACGTCACACAAACCAGTTTTAAGCGTTTTGGATAAAATGGGCATTCCTAGAAATTGGAATTCTTTAAGGAAATACAATATTAACGAACATTATTTTGATAATATCGATACACCAAATAAAGCCTATATTCTTGGACTTTTATACGCAGATGGATATAATAACACCTCTACAAATGTTATAAGATTAGGACTACAAGAACAAGACAAGAAGATATTAGAAGATATTGCGAAAGAAGTAGGATATGACGCTCCGTTAATATTTTATGAACATTCAAAGGAGCATGAAGGATGGAAAGATGTGTATACATTGGCAATAAGAAGTGCACATATGTCTAATGTGCTAAATAATCTTGGAATGCACAAGGCAAAAAGTTTGATTTTAGAATTTCCAAAATGGCTAGATAAAAACTTATATTCTCATTTTATTCGTGGATATTTTGACGGCGATGGAAGTGTTTATTGTTATGAAAAAAAGATGAATTGGAATATAAGTATAGTAAGCACTAAAAATTTTTGTGAATTTGTTAAAAATATTGTAGAAAATGAGCTTGGAATACACGTCCATGTAAAATTGGACGGAAGACGTAATGATATTACGAGTGATATTAGAATTGGTGGTAATCGACAAGTTTTAAGATTTTTAGATTGGATTTATAAAGATTCAGACTTGCGAATGGAGAGAAAATATATAAAATATCAACAATTATTGGATTACGAAAATATAAATAACTCTTTGGTGAGTTAACGACTCTTAAAGAAACAAAATAGATGAAATCGCAGTTATTTGACGTTGGAATTGACTGGATGGAAATCAGTGACTTTGATTTATTTTGCATGTTGTCGCAGACTTTAACTCCAGATAGAACTAAGCTTCTATTTGGAGATTTGGATTTTACCAAATTGAAACCATATAATCATCCTCACATTGAGGGTGAAATCGTATTAGCTGATAAGGAGACTGGAGTTCTTATTGATAAGCTAATATATATGCGAATTACTTCCTATCTTTGCAAGGCATTTAATATTACGCCTAAAGTTGAAAAAGCGAAGAATAAAATTACTAAGCAAATTTTAATTGAAGAAGATAGGAAGAAAATTGAACTTAATAAAAATAAGCCTTTCAAATCTTTTTTATTACCGCTGATATCATCTGTGAAAGTTAGACAGGGTTATACCAAAGACTACGTACTCAATATGGGGTACTATGAATTTATGGATGACGTAGCGAGACTTCAAATTATTCATAATGCAGACCATTTATTGAGTGGTGTGTATGCTGGTACTATTGATATGAAGAAATTGAATAAGGCGGAGCTTAATTGGATGAAGGAGCTGTGATATTCACAGCTCTTTTTATATTGAAAAAATTAAATTTATTTTATGGAGGTAAATTATTATGGCTATTAATATTAATATGAACAATTTTGTTATTGATAGAATTCTACGTGCCGTTGGTAAGAGCAAGGATGGAGACGTTCTATTTGCAATTAACCAGGTCACCAATCCCTCTCTAAGTGTCACTTCCGAGACTTCCGAGGCTGTTGACGCTCTAGGTTCCAGAATTGCAGTATTCAATAGAGCGAAGTCTTGCGAGTTCTCCGCCGAGAATGCTCTCTTTGATATGGCGCTCATGGCACAACAGGCTGGTAGCAAGGAAGGCGTTGTTAGAGGCGAAGTTAAAGCAGTTCCTGCTTTTGATCCTATGGACGAGGGCAAGCTTGCGCATACTCCTATTAACGCTGATGCCATTAAGATTTACGAGCTAAATGGAGATGGCTCCTTTGGTGCTGAGATTAAGAAGTCTATTGACGGTGGTGCCGATGGTGGCTATGTTCTAGAAGGCATTAATGTTACTCTTCCCGAAGGCAAGAATGGCATTGCTGTCTATGAGTACGATGCCGAGAAGGCGGTTTCGGTTGTTAACTCTGCTACCGAGTTCCCCAAGGCTTGCCAGCTAGTGCTTGAAGTTCTAGGTTGTGACGTTTGCAACCAGGAAGAACTGATTTATGCATATCTAATCTTCCCCAACTTCAAGATTTCTCCTGACTTCGACTGGAGCCTGGCTACCGATGGCACCCACCCCTTCTCTGGTATGGCAATGCAGAACTACTGCGATGAGAAGAAGGAGCTTTACAAGCTTGTCATCGTTGACTAATGTGCTAAAAAAGAGGAGGGGCAACCCTCCTCTTCAATTTTATAAACTATTTACGATTGGAGGTTAGTTGATGGCTAGAAAGTGTATTTTATGCGGTAAGGCTTATCAATACTGCCCTAGTTGCCCCAAAGATGCTAAGAAAGAAACATGGTATGCACTTTTCGATAATGAAAATTGCAAAAATATATCAAAGGCGTTAACTGACTATAATTTGCATAAAATTTCTAAAGATGAGGCTCGTAGCGCCTTACTTGTTTGTGACCTGTCAATTCAGCTTAATGACCATTATCGTAATGAAATTAATGAAATTATAGCTGAACCCAAACCAAAGCGCAATAAGCGCAAACCCATCGATGATTTTGCGGACATTACCCCCGCTCTCGTCAATGAGCCAACGAGTGAAGTAGTTTTACAAGAAAATGAGTAAATAGGGAACTGAACTTCACACGAAACGAAGATTGGTTCCCTATTTTTTTACGGACAAAAAGGAGAAAATAATATGATTAAATCACTAATCACGGGCCGAGAATACGAAGAAAATAACTGCATTTATATCACAAATATGTTACAAGCGCAGCGCTATCTCTCCTATCTCGGCCCAGAGTACCTTTTAGATATCCTCTATACAGGTACATATAGAAAAGATTCCCTAGTTTTTGTTTTTCAGCGTTGTCCAGAGACACGTAAGGCAAAGGAACTATGGGATAATCACGAACTAAACTAAGGAGCACTATTATGGATATATCGGACCAAATTAATACTCTAATTGGTGACGTACCTGTTTCAGAGCAGTTAAGTATTGCTCTAGGATATTTAGCGCTCAAAGATCACACTCATGACAACTACGTCTCAATTAATGAATTTAACGCATTAAAAAGACAATTCGAAGCGCTGATAGCTTTAGTTGGAGACACACCTATTTCTGAACAAATCTCCACAGCGCTTAAAAATAATAAATAAAATATTCAATATACGAAAATAAAATATAAACAAAGGGGGGTTAATTCAATTGCCAATTATAAGAGTTAAAAATGGAACAGAATGGATTGAAGTGACCACAATGGGGCAACAGGGCGAACAAGGCATTCAGGGAATTCAAGGTATCCAGGGTCCCAAAGGCGATAAGGGCGATAAAGGAGATCAAGGCATCCAGGGCGAACAAGGCATTCAGGGAATTCAAGGTATCCAGGGTCCCAAAGGCGATAAGGGCGATAAAGGAGATCAAGGCATCCAGGGCGAGCAGGGTATCCAGGGCATACAGGGAGATAAAGGTGATGCTGGTACTCCTGCTGCTCTTCAGAGTGCAGAAATAACCTATCAAGCTGGTACATCTGGTACTGTTGTACCAACTGGCGCGTGGAGCACAGATATCCCAGACGTGCCACAGGGTCAATACTTGTGGACACGTAAGATTACTCAGTTTAACACCGGAGATCCTATAACTGAATATAGTGTGTCTTATATGGGAACTAATAGTGATCACAATGTGTACGCTGCTACCATCTCTACTAACTGGACTGGCGATAGCGCTCCGTACACTCAAGATGTGGTGATAACTGGCATTTTAGCATCCGATGTCCCACATATTACTCCGGTTTGTTCTGATGATACTAATACTGCACTTGATCAAAAAGAGGCATGGGTGATGGTCAGCAGAGCAGTTACTGATGCAGATAAGATAACCTTTACTTGTTTGGAAGAGAAGCCAACGGTAGAAATACCAATTCAAGTGGAGGTGACTAGATAGTGGGAGAAGCTTTTTTATGTGGAAGTAGTGGAACCAATAAATCCAGCGGCACGCTGACGGTCACGGCACCGGCTGGGGCAACTGTCACCGTAAGCAAAGATGGCAAGACCAAAACCCGAACGGCCGGTGCTGACGGTGTTGTGGTGTTCCGCGGTTTGCAGTCCGGTACCTGGACTTTATCCATCATGGACGGAGATCAAAAAAACAGCAAGTCTGTTGAAATTGTGTCGGACTATGCAACATCTATTACATTTTTTGCGGCAACCATCCACATCACCTATCCTGCCGGGTCAACCTGTACGGCCACGGACGGCACAACCACACTGACGGCACCTGATACCAGCGGTACATGGGATTTACAAGTTACGGAGACTGGGACATGGACGATAAAGCTTAATAACGGATTTTATGAATCGTTGGTACTAGATCAGAGCGTGAGCGACTATACAGTCGATAAATGGTATCTGTACAAAGACGGCAATCACTATAACGATCTTACTGGCGGATTTGAGAAGTACCAATCTTTTAATGCCGGTGGATCGCATAGCCTAAACGACGCAGATTTAACCATCACCCGCAACGCTGGCGGCTCTTATCGAATTAAAGCTGTAAATTTGATTGACCTCACAAAATTTACTACATTACTAATGACTGGATCTGTAGTTAGCGGCAGTAGAGGCGGCTGTTTTTTAAGAGTATTTAACAGCTCTGGAAGTGAAATTTGCTCCTCAGCGTTAAATAATGCTGTTGATATAAAGTCAGCATCAGGAAAATGTATAGTTGTTATATCGGCAGAAGGAAGCTTATCAGATCCATCTTGTACATATAGCATCAAAAAAATACAGGCAACATAAGAGGTGATCAAAATGACAATTTACATTGACTCCGAATTTAAGTGCCACACCGTCAATGATGGCTCTATGATCGCCGTGGAAACCGATTTTTTTGATGGCAAGTGCAACGCCTACATTGAGGGATACCGCTATGTCCCAGCAGGGGAAACATGGGTACGGGAGGATGGCGTTGTTTTTACAGGCGAGATGATTGCCCCGTGGAAGGACTGGCAGGAGCTGGACGCTGCCCAGAGGGAGTATGAACAGCGGCGTGTATCAGAGCTGGAAGCCGAAAACGAAACCCTTCTGAATGATATGGCACAGATGATAGAGGAAGTATACCAATCCGATTTGGAGCTGATGAGTGAATAACCTACTATCAATAAAATTTAATCTCTTTTTAAAAGGATGTGATAAAATTGAGCACAAAAAAATTGCAAGTTCTAGGTTCTTTTGGTAATAAAGTATATACTCAGAACGAAGAACCCACCGATGCTGTAGACGGGTCAGTGTGGATAACGATGGACAGCGATAGTACTAAATCAAGCCGTGACATTTATGCGCAGAATGAAGAACCTATTAACGCTGTGGAAGGATCGGTTTGGATAGATTTAGATGATGATAGTGCAGGAAATTCTACGGATGCAGATACGCTTGATGGTTACCATGCAAGTGACTTTGCGATGGCAGACCATACGCATGACGTAGCAACTTCAAGTACCACTGGCCTTATGACTTCTGCTGATAAGATAAAGTTAGATTCCGTTTGCGATGATGTAGCGGATCTTAACGCAGCAGTTGGCGATACATCTGTTTCAGAACAGATAACACAAGCTCTTGCTAACTTTTCTTCTGGTAAAACTCTAACTGAACATTTGACTGAAGAAAATATAGTACTTACATCATTACAGTATGGAGACACATTGCCTGAACCTGGTGTAGCAGGAAGACTTTTCTTTAAGAGGGTGAGTGTTTAATGCCTGTTAGTATTAGTATAAACCTTGCGGAGAATAGCTATAATACAAGTAATAATACTTCTAATGTAACTGTTCAAGTTTTAGCCTCATATACTGCTGGCTCTTATAATCAGACTAGTCCTGGCCCTAAATTAACTATTTATCTTGATGGCAGTCAAGCTGATCAATGTTATGTTGGATTTAATGCTGGCAAAAATACAAGCGGAACAGAAATAATTTATACTAATCAATTTACTATTACACATAATTCTGATGGTACAAAAACGCTATATTGCAGCGCCGAGTATGCGTCTGGAGTTAGTAGCGGCACAGTTACTGCGTCCAATTCAGTAGTACTAACTACTATTACCAATTCAGGTGGAGGCTCTAGCGGTGGAGACTCTGGTGGAGGTGGAAGCTCTGGAGGCGATTCGGGCGGTGGAAGTTCGGGCGGAGGAAGTTCTGGTGGGAGTGGCTCTAATAGTTGTTTAAATGGTGGGCCACATAATTACAATATTACTACTGTTGCACCAACATGTACGGACCAAGGCTATGATGACTATTATTGCCCAGATTGTGGTGAATGGTTTCAAACAAATTATACTGCTGCGCTAGGACATAGTTATGATTCTTATGTTACTACTGATCCAACATGTATTTACGAGGGTTTTGATACATATTATTGTAGCCGTTGTGGCGATACAATGACGAAAAATTACACTAGCGCACTTGGGCATAATTTTTCAAAATCTTACACTGTTGCCCCAACATGTACTAGACAGGGGTACGATGTTTATGAGTGTAGTCGTTGTACTGCTACTGAGCGTAGAAATTTTACTGACATATTAGGACACAATTATTCTTACTCTTATTCTATTACTCCGACACGTACAGAGCAAGGCGGTGATATTTACCATTGTGATCAATGCGGTGACGATGCACTATTCAATGCTATTGATGCTTATGGCTCACATCATTCTTTGATTAAATTTATGTGCCCAAATAGCAATAGCAGGGCAGTTAATAAAATAGGGCTGCAATTCCCCGTATTTAGAGTTGCTTCAGGCAATTCAGGAACGTGGCACATTGGTGTATTTAGCGACGAAAGCTGCCAGACATCAGTTGGAAGCCTCACGCTTGATAGTGATTATTGGAATACGTGTACAGCAGATAGTGATGGATTTTTTAAATTATATGTTGATGTTGATGGCGTTCAGCAATATACAGATTATTATATTGATATATATTCAGAAGATGTTTCTGATGCACTTATAATACCACAAATCTATGGAATTACATTTATAATGGAAGATATTGAGTCATTGCAATTTTACTTTGGCGTTTATAATGGATACGATGTATCACCGGCATCTTATGATAATGATTTTGCAAAAATCCCATATAATTCTGAGGCATTTGTGCGTATTGAAAATGGAGTGTATTATGATTTATATCAGTGTTATATAGATGACGAAACTGCCTGGAATGAGTATGAACCATATATGTCTATTGCTAATACTGAAATCTTAGATGGACTATGTAGTGCTACCGTTAATACCCCCGGCGACGGATTGAATTTAAGAAATGATATGGATATAAGCTCCAAATTTTTAGTCTTAATACCAAATGGAACTGATTTAACAATTACTGATATTAAAATTGGGGCTGACGGTGCGACAGCTTGGGCAGAAACTACTTATAAATCTAAGACTGGTTGGTGTGTCGCTAGTTATCTAGATTTTATTATTTATGGAATAGTTAATAAAAATGGAACACCTTTATATACAGAAGCAACAAGCGATTCTAATGTGTTGCTTAATTTAATTGAAGGGCCTGAGTTAACTATAACTAAATTAAGTGTCAGCAATGGTTTAATATGGGGGTACACCTCGGCAAAAGATCAAAACGGTTCTGAACTTTTTGGTTATGTTCAAATGCAACACATCAGCATTTCATCGGAACATACTACATTTGATTGGATTGAAATATAAATTCAACTATTACAAACTAGGAGGTGCAAACAAAATGGCAGATTATATAACAAGTATAAGAACAACTAAGGGCGACAAGCAATACGATTATGATGCTTTAGGGAATAAACCAGAGTCCGATACGACTTTAAGTGGTGCAGGTAGGTTTGCGGATGCGCAGGTTGTCGGAAATAAGATTAAGCTGCTGGAAACAAGAATTAATAATTTTAACGTAGATTTGAGCGGATACTATACAAAAACTGAAACTGACGATGCAATCAAAACGGCTATTAATGGCAAAATTTATTATGGCACTTCCGAACCCGCTGGCTGGAGCAACGGAGATATTTGGTTAAAGCCAGTTGAGTAATGAGGAGATAAAATTATATGGCAACAAAATCATTAACTATTAATGGATGGAGACAACGTGTATTAAAGGCATGGAATCCATCCAGTGGATTTAGTTCAACCTCATCAACTCCTGGTGTTAGTTGTGTAATTTCATCTCCAATTGCAACATCGGCGTCTAGTTATGGCAAGCCAACAAACAATATGTACACTAATGTGATTAGTGTTACTACTCCAAGTGATGAAAGTATAGGCAGCATTAATCAAATATCCATAACTGTTTCTGTTGCAAGAAATGGCGGAGTCGATACATCTGCTTCGATGTATGCGTGTTTAAGAACAACTTATACTGATTTAGACACGAGCGATACTGTTGATAGATATCTGTCGAATTTAGCTGGTGGTAGTGGTGAGCAAGAATTTTATACATCAAGCAGCACTTATCAGTCCCATACGTTTAGTTTTAGTGGTAACTTCTCCAAAGGGACTACGTATTATATGGTGTCGTACACAAAGTCTTCTGATGTAACATATATATATCAGGCTGGAGTGTCTGGTTCTGTTGATTATTCTATTAAGACATATTCGGTTAACTATTATAATGAAAATGGATCTTTCTTGTATTCTGACACAAAAACATATGGTGTAAATTTGAATCTACGAAGTGGTCCGTCAAAATCAGCTACGGTAGAAAATTCTACATTTGAAATTAAAGGTAACGCGAACGGTGGTTATTTTAACGTAGAATCCACTACATCTGCAAGCATAACTGCAAAAAAAATAGCAACGACAACTTATGAGTTTAAAAATTGGAACACATCCAGTAGTGGAAATGGAACAGCTTATTCTGGCGGGGCACTATACACATCTAATGCCAGTGTTTCGTTGTACGTTCAATATACAAGTTCAACAAGTTACGCATATGAGGGCAATGAAATTTCAGAATTGCCAGTTCCGAGTAGAAAAAATGATACACCGGCAACGTACAAAGTTACGTTTAATGCGAATGAAGGAAGTTGCTCCACTTCAACACTAAGCGCATCAGTAACGAGAAAATATACATTTGGTGGTTGGGCAACTAGTGCGAGTGCCACAAGTGCTAATGCGGCAGAGACATATACTTCTGCAAAAACACTATATACGTATTGGTCTTATACTGATACTACGGCGAATATAACGCTACCAGTTGCAACAAGAGTTGGTTATATATTTGCCGGATGGGCTGAGTCATCTAGTGATGTTGTTGGTGTGACTGGTGAGTATACACCAACTTCTGATGTGACTCTATATGCCATTTGGGAGCAAGATTGTAGCATTGTACGGTATAATGATAACGGCAATCCGGTCATGTGTTTTGTTTATTATAATAATAATGGCAGTGCTGTTCAGTGCAATGTTTACTATAATAATAATGGCACGCCTGAAAAAATATAATATGTTATGTAGTTAGGAGGTGAATAGATGCCTCAGAATATCTTTAAAATCTATGATGGTAGAACGAACTTTTGGCAATGGGACACTAAACAAAAATTAATTGTTTTAGATGATCGTATTACAGAAGTTCGTTTTTCTAATAGGAATATGGAGCATTCGAAGCGTAGACCTGTTTATACAGATAATAGCGGTATTAGAATATGTAATGTGCCTGATGTGCTCTTGCAACTTCCTAAGAATCTTGTAGCGTATGCGTGTATTAAGCAAGACGATGGGACTTGCAGCACGATAAAGGCGGTCAAGTTTGCAGTTGCTAGACAACCAATTCCTGCGGATTATGTGTGCGAGCAAGATGCGGTTATTGAAAACATTCTCGCAAAGATTGAGATGCTTGAGAATATGCTCAAAGAAGTTGAGTCTGGCTCAAAAGAAATGAAAAAGTTCAATAGCATGGTAGAGGCTGCACAATGGGCTAAAGAAAGCGGTAAAGCTGGTGATATTGTTGTCATCAAACTTGATGCAGGTTGGGTGCCTCATGTTATTGAAGACGACAAGAGTCTAAGTGTTATTTGCAACTGTGATGGCGATGAGATTGTTCTTCAGCTTGACGGAGACGACCCTGACGGCATTAATGAAGACGAAGAAGATATGGTTCTGTATTATGATGGTAATTATATTTATGAAAGCAGCGACGTAATTCAGTATTTTGATGGTGGTTCCGCATCTGGTTTACAAACGGGGTGAAAGAATGGCCGATATAAGAAAGGTAAAAACTGTATTTCAAATTAGGCGCTCGACGACTGCGGAATGGGAAATGAATAAAGATATAATTCCCGCAAGCGGCGAGCCTTGTTTTGATTTGGATTCTGGCGTATTAAAAATTGGTGATGGAAAGACTGCTTACAAAGACCTCAAGATTATTGGTACTGGTGCCTCAATATCTGACGATGGTCTTTATTTAATTGTTGATAATTTGCAGAAAGATGTCGATGAATTGAAGGTTCGCATTGAAAATATTTCTGTCGAAGATCAAATCAATGATGCTATGAGCAATATTGTGGATGACTCAGAATTACAGCAAACGCTGGATTCTGTGTTAAATAATTAAGTTAAAGGAAGTGATGAAAATGGCAATTAAAAAAATCAAGACGGTATTTCAGTTAAGACGCGGAACAACTGCTGAATGGGAACTCAATAAAGCCGTAGTCCCTGCTGCTGGTGAGCCGTGTTTTGATCTAGATCTTGGTACACTTAAGATTGGTGATGGCGTTAAAACCTACGAGCAACTAGATGTAATTGGCGGTGGCAATGTAGCGCTTTCTGCCGATGGCAAGTCTATCATTCTAGAGGAGGGTATTTTTAAACTTGCCGGTTTTGCTGATGCTGAAACTGGTGCTCAACCCCGTAAGAATGCCGATGGCAATATTGAATGGGTTGTGCCTTCTAGTGAGACCCTTGATGGTCTGCAGGCAATTGTTGCTGGTTTACAGACTGATGTCACCGGATTACAAACTAGCGTTGCCAGTATTCAGGAGGTTCTAGCTCCGTCTGATGAAGGTGCAATGACTCTATTAGAGAGGGTTGCTGCTATCGAGGGTAAGGTTGGAGAGAGTTCTGTTGACGACAAGATCAACACTGCTTTTGACGACTTTATGGCAAAAGTTTCTGACGATGGCACTGTCAACACCGTCAAGGAATTAATTGATTATGTAGCAGACCATGCGCCCGAGGCCGCTCAGATGGCCGCTGATATTACTAGTCTGCAAGAACTTGTTGGTAACACCTCTGTTGATGCCCAAATTCTAGCTGCCATTACTACAAGCGAAGCAAAAACCGCTGCTCTTTGCAAGAAAGTAAAATATGAGATTTCTTCTAAGCCCGCCGAAGCTTTAGTGGACTATAGAGAGAAAGAAATCAGAGTTATGTGCCCTGCTGATACTCAGTTCAAGCTTCAGAATGTTGGTCCTACTGGTGATTCTAGTAGATACTATATTGGATTTAAGGCATATGCCCCTGATGGTGCTGTAAGTTTTAAGGAAGATACTAAGGCCGCTATTGAAGATACTACTATGTATTACTTTGAGGACAATGATTTTGCTGGCACTGATGCTTATGGCCGCAAGTATAGCATTGTATGGCTCCCTGTTGCAAAGCATAACGATGATGATACTTGGACTTATTATGGCACTAATTCTAGTGCTGCTAAGTATATTGGCTGGTACTACTCTGTCGAGTGGTATGGTGCGAATGGTAAGGTGATTGCGTCTGATACCATTCGTATTAATCTAAGCAATGAGGCTTGCCATAATGTGGTTGAGCCTTATTTTATGGGCCAAGTTGTTAAGGGAGTTAGCGTTGGTGGAACTCTGCTTGATTTGATTGATAATAAAGTCAATATTAATGTTAGCGATATTGTTAAAGGGTCTGATGAAATTGCGGTTGCTGAGGATGGGACTCTAAGCATTGGTCAAATTAATGTGTCCAAGCTGGTACAGGATGAAGATTCTGAACTCGTCTTTGATGGCGGCGGAGCTTCTAGATAATATTGTAAATTAAATAAAATTTTAATTAATTAAAGGAGAAATGTCAAGTGGCTGAAAAAATTTTGAATACTCGAATTTCTTTACGTTACGATAGTTATGAAAACTGGGTTGCTAATGATCCTGTGCTTCGTCAAGGCGAGTTGGCATTGGCTGCTATTTCTGTTAAGCAAGATGGTGTAGTCGAGCACGTGCCTTCTGTGCTAATTAAGTGTGGCGACGGCACCCATAAATACTCTGAGCTAGATTATGTATTTGCCAAGGCCGCAGATGTGGTAAGTGCCTGTAAGTCCGAGTCTGCCCTAACCACTTTCATCAACAACGTAATTGCCAACGCTGGTATTGCTACTGATGAAGCTCTAACTACTCTAGCTGGTCGTGTTACTACCGCTGAAAACGACATCGATGCTCTAGAGACCTTAGTGGGCAGCACCGCAGTTGCTACTCAGATTCAGAACGCTATTACTGCTCTAGACCTGGGTAATACTTATGCCGCTAAGTCCCACACCCATGCTATGACTGAAGTAACTGGCCTAGCTGATGCCATCGCTGATGCTAAGAAAGCTGGTACTGATGCTAATACTGCTCTTGAGGCATATAAGGTAACTAACGATGCCGCAGTTAAGGCTAATAGTGATGCAATTGCTGCTATTAATAACGCCGAGACTGGTATTCTGAAGCAGGCTAAGGATTACGCTGACGGCAAGGATGCTTCTATCGCCGCCGCTAAGAAGGCTGGTGACGACGCTCAGGCTGCTGTAAATACTCTAGCTGGTAAGGTTGGCACTGTGCCCGCAGACAAGACTGTTGTGCAGATGATTTCTGAGGCTCAGACTGCTGCTACTTATGATGACACTACTATTAAGGCCAGCATCAAAACTAATGCTGATGATATTGATGCTCTAGAAACTCTTGTTGGTGGCACTGCCGTTAGTACCCAGATCAGCACTGCAGTTTCCGCTGCTAAGACTGAGCTGATTGGTACTGATGCTGATACTGCTGCTTCTGCTACTATTAAGGGCGCTAAGAAGTATGCTGATAGCCTAGATGCCGCCATGGATGCTCGTGTTGACGCTCTAGAAGCCGCTGTTGGCGAAGGTGGATCTGTTGCCGAGAAGATCACTGCCGAAATTCAGAAGCTAGATGCTACCGTTGAGACTGCCGCAATTGCAGAGGGGCAGGATGGTATTTATGTAAAGGTTACTGAGGTCGATGGTAAGCTAACTGCTGTTGAGGCTACTATCGAAGTATCCAATGAGATCAATGCCGCTAAATCCGAGCTTGAGGGCAAGATTGGTAGTGTTGCCGAGGGCAAGACTCTTGCTGGTCTGGTTGCTGAAAATGCTGCTGCTATTCAGGCCCACAAGGATGCTGTTGATGCTAAGGTAACTACTCTAATTGGTACTGATGCTGACAAGTCTGTGCGTACTATTGCTAACGAGGAACTAGCCGCTCAGCTAATTCCCGAAGGCGCTAAGGAATCTCTGAATACTCTACAGGAGATCGCTGCTTGGATTCAGTCTCACCCTGATGATGCTTCTGCTATGAATGCAGCTATCGAGGCTTTACAGACTAAGGTTGGTGACACCTCTGTTGCTTCTCAGATTGAAACTGCCATTAATGCTTTAAAGAATGGCGATATTAAGTCCGCCGTTGAGCGTATTGCGGCCCTAGAGGCTGATACTCATACACATGCCAATAAGGCTGAGCTCGACAAGATTGCCGAAGGTGATAAGGCAAAGTGGGATGATGCTGCTGGTAAGGCTCACGTCCACGACAATGCTACTGAACTGGCTAAGTTCGTTGATGGGGATAAAGCTAAGCTAGATACTGCTGTCCAAAGTGTTACTGCAGGTACGGGTCTAACCGCTACTAAGACTGGCACCGATGTAGCTATTGGCTTTGATGATGCTGTCACCTTCATTTTTGACTGCGGCGATAGCTCCATCTAATTTTATAACTTAATTCTAAGCAAGTTGCCTCGTTATTTGTGACGGGGCAACTTCAGCAAGAAAGGATGAGGACTTCTTTATGCTAAATAAAGAGTTTAATGCTCGTATCAAGCAAAAAAGAGATACGAGCGCTAATTGGGAAGCAAGAAACCCGGTTATTTTAAATGGTGAGATTATTCTCGTAGATACCAACGCAGGCGAGCTTAGAGCTAAAATTGGCGATGGTACAAAAACGTATACTCAGCTACCTTTTTCAGATGAAGCTTTAAGAAGCCTCATCAATACAAATAAGGTTACGGTAGATAGTGCACTGTCTTCTACTAGCACCAATCCTGTACAGAACAAAGTTGTAAACGCCGCCATTAGCAACTTGAATACTTTGGTTGGTGATACCTCTGTATCTTCTCAAATCGAAACTGCTGCTGCCTCAAAGCTCGACGCCGCAGATGCGACTTGGGTTCAGATTTATGATTCTGGCACAATTACATCAGAAGTAAACTCTATTGCGGGCATTGATATCACAGGTTATAAGAGCCTAATGGTTGCTGTTAAATGCGTAAATACTACGAATACCACTAATACAAGAGCTGGTGCGGTAATTTTTACTGGTAATAATCAAGACTATGCGTTTAATAATCTTTTTAGCAACCTGATTAAGAATGGTACGACAACTTCCGGTGCTATGGCTAAATTTAGAATTGTTGATGGTTTTATTATTTGTGAGACTGCTATGAGAGCGATTACTGCAGATGGCATTTTATCTGATACCGAAGGGGCAGGAATTGATACATTGGCCCCAGTAAGTAGTGGTCTTATTAAGTGTACAAACGCAGTGACTACTATGACCGTTTCTAGTGCGGCTCAGTCTGCTACGCATTTTTATGGTGTTGGTAGTAGAGTTATTGTTTGGGGGTGTAAGGTATGAGTACTAAAACAATTAAAGCATGGGTAAATGGGGCGGTTCAGGATGTTAGTGTGCCCGATGTAGAATATGTTGCTCCTAGTGGTGGTATGAGTGGCGCAAGTGCATTAATTACTACAATTACATTGCCGTCAGCTAATTGGGAAGGTGCTAGTAGCCCTTATTACCAGACAATAAGTTCTGACTACTTTAGTACTAATAGTATGGTTGATTTACAGCCGACCCCTGAGCAGCTTGCAGCTTGGCAAGACGATGGGTTTGCTTTTGCTACTCAAAACGACAACGGTACTGTCAAGGTATATGTTGCGGGTGGTCTGCCTACCACTGATATTACCGTACAGGTTAAGATTCAGGAGGTGATTGTCGTATGATTTACGGCAATGCAACTGGCGGATTTGGAATGCCTAAACTGATAGAGCTTACTGATGAGAATGGGAATACGGTTATTGGCACTGTGACAGATAGTGAAGTAGCTCTTGATGCTACTAGAAACGATGTTAAGATTGGTAAAAAGTTTGCTTCGAATGACGGAATTGGGGAGGGCGTAGATACTAAAACATATAGAACTACTCACGGAATAAAAGGCATATTACCCGGAACAACATTTACTATCCCTCTTGATGATTACGATCAATATGATTATACAAAATTTCAAGCGATAATTACCGAATTTGATACAACTTTATTTGATAGTACATCTGCTGTAAAAATATCATTAAACGATTCTGTTTATAATGTTAATTCGAGTGTCAAAATATCCGATGTGAGCAAAAACTCATTGACAAAATCAATTGATTTAAATATTACAAATGATACAGATAATGTTTATGTTATTCATTATAATACGTATAAGGAGGAATAATTATGGATGCTAGGCGTTATGGATTTAAATATGCCACTCTTGAGAGCGATGGATTATGTACTGGGTTGCAAGATACAACAAATTATATTTTAAGACCAGACTATGTTCCAATCGAAGATGATACACTACCTTATTTTTTGAAGTATTATTATCCAATGCCAACAACTGTAACCTCATTTGCAGATTTTCAAGGTAAGTGGTATTATGATGCGTCCCATCAGAACGAAGTAGCCGAGTTAAATGGTTAGTACTTAACAACATAAAATTAATATAAACTCACGCTAAAACTTTAATGCAACAATTAAAGGAGGAAAACACTATGAATGGAACGTTCAATCCGACTTATAGCTCAAATTCAATTTGGCGAGATGAAGATGACACAAGATGTTTAACTCTTGACATAGAAGACATTGAAGCTGGTATTACAGCCCTTGAAACAGGTAAAGCTGACACTAACCACACGCATACCGGATATGCAGCTGAAAATCATACTCACACTGGATATGCAGCGGCAGACCACACTCATACAGGTTACGCCACAGTGGACCATACGCATACTGGTTATGCGGCGGCTGCGGACGTAACTGCACTGCAAAATCTAGTTGGAGATACTAGTGTATCTTCTCAGATTAACACTGCAATTGCGGGCAAGGTTGATGCTGTCGAAGGTAAAGGTTTATCTACTAATGACTATACTACAGCCGAGAAAAATAAGCTTGCTGGGATTCCCGAAGGTGGAGCGAGTGTTACAGTTGATGCTTCTCTTAGTGCGACTTCCGAAAATCCTGTACAAAATAAAGTTGTTAAAAGCGCATTAGACGGTAAGGCAAACATTGTCCATACTCATAGCAATGCCACTACTTTATTATCTGGGTTTATGAGTGCTTCTGATAAGACTAAGTTGAATGGTATTGAAACGGGAGCTAATAATTATTCTTTACCAACCGCAACATCTTCCGTTCTTGGTGGCGTTAAGATTGGTGATAATATCACGAACTCATCTGGCACTATTAGTCTGACCCAAAGCGACGTTACATCTGCACTGGGATACACTCCATTTAATAGTAGCAATGTGATTCCAAAATCTAAGGGAGGCACGGGTGCGGATTTTAGCAATATTCCGGCCAATGCAATCATTCGTAACTCCGGCTCTGGTGGAAGCGATTTATATTATTTTGCAACTGGTAATGGCGCTTGTTATGCCACATCTACAAATGGATATCCAATGTTTGGAACATTGCCAGTGGAACAGGGCGGAACTGGTAAAACAGTCCGATGGGAAAATGGTACAGTTACTAGCTTAAATAATACTACTATTACATCTTATCAATTTGCTATTTTCCCATATTTAAACAAGGCATTTATCAGATTAAATGTGCTTCTAGGTAGTGCTTTATCGGCAGACGGAGGTAGATATATTGCTATGCCGTCTACTGTTAGTACTGCGCATACGGGGTTATCATGCTTTAATACGGGTGGTAATGATATTCACTGTGGCATAGCTAGTGACAGTGGTATTTATGTAATTAATTGTGGCACTGCATCTATGCCCTCTAATGTGCGTCTTTATATCGCTGGATGGTATTCAATTTAAGGAGGATGATATATATGAAGATTCTGCTTGATGAAAATAATTATCTGACTTGTGTTTGTATTGATGCCGAGCTAATGGGTAGTATAGAAGTGGAAACCCCACATGATGTTGATGGTTTTATTGATACATTCAGGGCATATAGATATGAAGACGGCAAACTAGTATTGGATGAGAAGAGATTAGAAGAGCTGAATAATGAGTATTTGGTAGATAAATTACGTTCTCAGCGTGAGAAAAAATGTTTTCCTATTATTAATCGTGGGGCACTCTGGTACAATCATCTGTCTGGGCAACAAAGAGCCGAGCTGAATGCGTGGTATCAGGCATGGCTTAATGTTACTGAGACGAAAGTTGAGCCTGAAACGCCTGAATGGTTAAAATAATTATATACATACACAACAGTGGGCGCAGTGGCAACATTGTGCCCTATAGTTATAATATGAATAAAAGGAGGTATCAAAGTTGCCAAGTTTAAAAATTAAAAGTGGAGATGTGTGGATATATGCTTCTGGTCTCAAAGGAGACAAGGGCGATGCCTTTACATATGCTGATTTTACGCCTGAACAACTTGCTACATTAAAAGGCGACAAAGGCGATATAGGAGATCCTGCGACTCTTCAAAATGCAGAGATAACTTATCAAGTCGGAACCTCCGGCACAACCGTACCGACTGGCACATGGAGCACGAATATTCCTAATGTTCCGCAAGGCCAATATTTATGGACTCGTAAAGTTGTCCAATTTAATAGTGGCAGTCCTATAACAGAATATAGTGTGGCTTATATGGGAGTTAATGGAGATCGTACCGTTTATTCTACTACTATTCCTGTAAATTGGACTGGTACAGGTGCGCCGTATACACAAGATGTAACAGTGACTGGTATTTTAGAAACTGACACGCCACACATTATGCCAGTGTATTCTGATGATATAGACACCGCTCTTTCTCAAGTGGAAGCATGGTCAATGGTTAGTATGGCGCAAATAGGAGCAGATAAAATAACCTTCATTTGTTTCGAAGATTATCCCACAGTAGAAGTGCCGATTCAGGTGGAGGTGATTAGGTAATGACAGTAGCTTTTTTACATGGTAATGGTGGAACTGATAGGGCTGGTGGTATATTGACGGTAACGGTAACGGAACCAGATCCAGCGGGAGTATTGGTTACTGTTAGTAAGGGTGATAAGTCATATTCTAAGATGACAGACACTGATGGTGTTGTTGTGTTTAAGGGGTTAACAACCGGAAAATGGACTGTGACTATTGCGGATGAAGGAATGCTATATCATAAGTATGTCGATGTTGTTTCGGATTATAGCACAACTATCAACTCCAATGTTATTCCAGATTTTACCTATACTGGAGATTATGAAATAGTTAATGATAATGATGAACCCATTACAGTTACCCAGGATAATTGGAAAATTAGATTTTTAACTTCTGGTACGTTGACATTCTCCGACTTAAGAAGCGCGAGTGATGGGATAGATGTGTTCATGGTTGGTGGAGGCGGTGCGAGTGGAAAACTAGGTTCGGATCAATCTGGCTCATTTGGTGGAGGTGGAGGTGGATACACCAAGACATTAACAAATATAGGGGTAGATATAGATTTAGAGTATCCAATAATCATTGGAGCTGGTGGCACATCTTCTAATGGTGGTAATACATTGGCATTTTCTGAAAGTGTTTCTGGTGGAGATATGAGCACAATAGGGTGCGGAGCTGTTGGCGGGTCTGGTGGCGGTGATCCTGGATCTTATAGTACCTCTTTTTTAAAGAGGAGTGGTCCCGGTGGCAGTGATGGCAGTAATGGCTATGCCTATAACCAATGGGGCGAACTTCTTACGTCTGAAACAGGTATTGGTCAAGGTTATACCACAAGGGAATTTGGCGAAGCGACAGGAACTTTATACGCTGGTGGCGGCGGAGGAGGATTCTGTGATTCAACTAGCAATAGCAGCAAGAAAAAGTATGCTGGGGCGGGTGGCGCTGGAGGCGGTGGTGCTGGCGGTAATAACTCAGTAGGTGAAAATGGAGAACCTAATACTGGTGGTGGCGGTGGTGGAAATGGTTATGACCCAATATGGACTATCAGAACGCAAGCATCCGGCGGTTCCGGTATCGTAATTATCCGCAACACAAGGGGGATTACTTATGGCTAAGAATATGGCATTTGTAGAAAATGGTATTATAACTAATATCATATGGTGTTCCGACCATACCCCCGCAACTGATACACTAATTGACCCCACAGGCCGTCGCATTGGAATCGGAGATACTTATACTGATGGCAAGTTTTATCGTGACGGCGTAGAAGTCCTTACAGAAGTAGAAGAGCTGCAAGCAGAGTGTGTCCAACTCAAAACCGAAAACCTAGCACTAGTTTCCGACATGGCATCTATGGTTGAAGAAATTTACCAATCTGATGTACAAACGATAGGATTATAAAAATTTGGAGGAATTTCATTATGTATAAAGCAATGAAGATTTTAATTGAGAAGAAGTTTTATGCAACCGCAGAGATTGCGCAGAATAAGATTGACGTGTTTTATGCTGTTAATCGTCTGAGCGACGAGGAGTATACTGAGTTAACTACGCTGGTGCAGACTAAGTATGCAGAGTAAGTCGTTGGGGTGCAGGGTGTGATGCTCTGCACCTTTTATTAAATTGGAGTTATTATTTTAAATCTCTCCTCAGATCAAATGGCTTGAACTTTATCTATTAAGCAGCTGGGAGAGTTAGAAACTATTTGATGTGCGGATAGATAAAAATATTTGAAAAGGAGGATCTGCTTGTGAATGTATTAGACGCTTTAAGGTCTACCGTTGAGGCTATAAAAACATGGTCTGATGAAAATAAAGTACAAAAGGTTAATGGTAAGGGCTTATCTACAAATGATTATACTGAAACCGATAAAGTTGCTGTTGGAAAGATTCCCACTGGGCTGACTATATTGGACGGAAAACTCTATATGTCAAAAAATGGTGAGCTGGTGTCTGACGGTGTTACATTACCTTCTGGCGGTGGTGGGGGTGGATCTAGTGCCACTATTACTTTGAAAAATTTATTAGATTCAAACATATTAACAGTAGCCGTAGGCGGAGATGCAAATTTAAAATTTAGTTTTAATTCCAGCGAAGACGACAGTGGAGGCACTGCGTATATTTATGTTGGCGGCAATCTTAAAGGCACGGTTACTATCGTAACTGGAGAAAATACCATAAATGTTGGTCAATATATTGGTGAGGGCGCAAATGAAATAAAAATTACCTGTATGGACATCTATTCCAATAGCAAATCACTGGCTTATACAGTCAACGCTATTTCGCTAAAAATCACTTCGAACTTCGATGATAGCCAAATATATTCTGGCGATATTAATGTGCGTTACACCCCATATGGAGCTATTGAAAAGACTATGCATTTTGTAGTTGATGAGGTTGATAATACAACGATAGTCAGCGAAACGGGTAAACAACAAACATATATTATTCCAGCACTATATCACGGGTCTCATTTATTAAAAATTTATGCTACCGCTATCGTGAATGATGTGGAGATTAAAAGTAATGAATTATTATTTGATATTATATGCGTAGAAGAAGGTGCAACTGCACCAATGATCGCATCCGCCTATAATGTTACGTCTGTAACTCAGGGCGAGTTGATTAGTATTCCATTTATGGTTTATGACCCCGCAAACATGGAGACTGAGATTACTTTGACTATTTCGCAAGGAGACGAAGTATATTCAACATCAATAAGAACCGTTGGCAGAACTCGTCAGACTTGGAACACAAGAGATTATCCAGTTGGCGAAACAAAATTTAGTATTATATATGGAAATATTAAAAAGATACATACGATCAGTGTTAAAGAGAGTGATATCAATATTTCTACAAAGCAAACCGATTTAGAGTTTCAATTAAAAGCTGCTGGAAAGTCCAACGCTGATAATAATAAGGACATATGGACTAGTGGAGATACTACAACAAGTTTTGAGTATATCAACTGGGAGTCCACTGGTTGGATTAATGATGAGAACGGTGATACTGCTTTGCGACTTTCTGGTGATGCTAAAGCAACCATTAATTTTATGCCTTTTAAATCAGATGCTAGACAGACAGGTAGAACTATTGAAATGGAATTTGCTATTCGGGATGTTAACAATAGAAATGCTGTGGCCATTTCTTGCTTAAGCGGTGGAATTGGATTTACGGCTACTGCCGATACAGCCAAGATGATGTCCGAGCAAACGATTGTTAGTTGTAACTATACTGACGAAGAGAAGATTCATGTCACTTTTGTAATTGAACCGAGAAGCGAATATCGGTTGATGTATGTATATTTGAATGGTGTATTATCTGGTGCTAAACAGTATCCCGAGAATGATAATATGCAACAAACGATACCGGTGAACATTACAGTTGGCTCGCCATATTGTTCTGTGGACTTATATTCAATAAGGTCGTACAATACTGCGCTAAGCGAAGCTGAAGCAAGAGATAACTATATCGCTGACATTACAGATGTTGGGGAAAAGCTGACGGTAATTGCAGATAATGATATATATGACATTTATGGCAATTTAAGTTTTTCGAAGTTGAAAGATAAATTGCCGATTATGGTTATTACTGGTGATTTACCGAAAGCAAAAGGTGATAAAAAGAATGTAGTAACTACTTTTACTCATCCGCTATATCCACAATTAAATTTTGAAGATACCGGAAAAATCGATGTACAAGGTACGTCAAGTCAGTGGTCGAGATTGGCTACCGTATTGAGAAATCAGTATGTTAAAATACTCGTCTAATTGCTGGAACACCCTAAAGACAATTAAACTACAACGTAAGGATGAAATATACCTAAGCGTGAATGTCATGAAAATAGAAAAAATTAATTGTATGAGAGCGAGGTTAAATCCCCTGCTCTTTTTTAATGGGCAATCAGCAGCGAAGCCGTGAAGAACGGAACGTTCAACGACTAATTGTACACAGCAAGTGTTTGGCTGTGGAAATGGCGAGGACCAGAAATGGTCAAGATATAGTCTGTACTTGGTGGAGACATCAAGAAGAAGAAATTCTTAGTTAAGAAGTAGCGTTCTTGACTTAACACAATAGATATTCGTAAAAACTACAAAATTAAATACAAGCAAGAACATCAACATGCGATAGATCAGCTACCTTCTAATGTTTTTACATGGAAGGCTGACTATGCAGAATCAACTTCGACGCACAACACGGGTAGTGCGAATTATGTCCATACTTTTTATGGAGATGCCAAAACACCTCCGCAGGAGAATAATGATAAAATTAGAACGACTGTCTATGGATATCCTGCGTTAATATTTCATAAAGTGGATAGTGCGTCTGAGCCTGAATTTATCGGGAAGTACAACGCAAATTTTGACAAAGGGTCTCTTAACGTCTATGGTTTCACTGATGAATATCCTTTAGCGGAATCCTGGGAATTCCTTAATAATACCTCAGATGCTTGCTTGTTCCATGGCCCAGTTCCAGAAGATTGGACAGAAGATTTTGAGGCAAGATACCCAGATGAATATGACAATATTTCCAGTTTTAAAGTTATGCACAATTGGGTTGCAAGTACCTGGCAGGATGGTGCAACTGGGGAGCTATTAAATGCAACATATACAGACATTAATGGTAATATATACGACATGGACACTGCGGAGTATAGACTTGCAAAGTTCAAAAAAGAATTCACCGAGCATTTTGATTTTGGTTTTTGTCTAATTTATTACTTATATACTTTCGTAATGCTCATGGTTGACCAGAGAGCCAAGAACATGTTCTTGACTAGCTGGGATAAGGTACATTATCAACCATGGTTTTACGACAACGATACAATATTAGGCATCAATAATGAAGGTGTACTAGTATTTGATTATTACCACGAGGACCATGATAAATTAGGCACTGCCAACGTATTCAACGGAGCAGAAAGCGCCCTATGGGTTAATTTTAGAGAAGCTTTCTCAACAGAAATTAAAGAATTATACCAGGAGTGGAGAAGCTCCGGCAAACTATCGTATGACCAAATTATAGAGTATTTTGTAACTCGTCAAAGTGACCAATGGTCGATTAGCGTGTACAACGAAGACAGTGATTTTAAGTATATTTCAATGCTCCGCTCTGATAATGATGCCACGAACCTCTACCAGATCCGTGGTACAGGGGAAGAACATCTGAAATATTTTGTTAAGAATCGTTTAATGTATCTTGATAGCAAATGGTATGGAGCAGACTATGCTGATGATTTTTTGAGTTTACGTATTTACACACCATCTGGGGTTTTGGCTGTACCAGCAAATGCAGATATTACGGTAACACCTTTTTCTGATATTTACGCGGGCATCATGTATCGAGCCAATGGTACTCTGAGACAGCAAAGAGCAAAGGCTAATGTTCCAATTATATTCAAAGCACCAGATGAAACATTTAACGACACAGAGACTGCTGTATATGGAGCGTCCGAGATGTCTTCTATTGGTGATTTGGCTCCATTATATTGTGGTACAGTTAATGTCAGTAAGGCAACTAAGCTTACAGAGCTTATTGTTGGTTCTGGAATAGAAGGATATTCTAATCCTAATCTAAAAGAACTTGCTGTTGGTGCAAACAAATTGCTAAAAAAGATAGATATTCGTAATTGCCCCAATTTTGTTTCGGCACTACAGATTTCTCAATGTCCGAATATTGAAGAAATCTATGCGACTGGATCTGGTATTACTGGTCTTGAATTGCCGTCTTCTGGTTACCTCAAGATCGTCCACCTCCCCGGTACTCTTACCAACCTCACAGTAACGAACCAGCAATACATCCAAGACTTCACTCTAGAGGGCTACAATAATCTCACCACTCTTCGCATTGAAGACACAGTAAACATCCCCGTCGAAGACATCATGCTCAATGCACCCAATCTAAACCGTATTCGTTTAATTGACGTTCAGTGGGAAGCAGAATCTGAGGCGGCACTCGTTCAGACTATTAATAAGTTTAAAGTATGTCTGGGCCTCGATGCCAATGGTAATAATACTGATAAGGCTGTGGTTACTGGTCGTGTGCACGTTGCCGAAAAGGTTTCTGACGCAGTTGTTGGTGATATCTATAATAACTTCCCAGACCTTATTGTAGATGACGGTAGTGTTGAAATTTATATTCTTAACTATAAAGATTGGGATGGCTCAATTCTATATTCATACAGAGTTGCCGAAGGAGCAAGTGCTATTAACCCAATTACTGAAGGTCTAATCGAAGAGCCATTTAGAGAATCTGACTCTAATTATAGTTATGAATTTATAGGGTGGAATAATCTGCCAACAAACATCAATCGTCACTATCAGATCACTGCCCAATACAACACAAAAGTCGCAGTTAATTTTGCGGTTGATGGTAAAATCATCCACTCTGAATATGCTATTTATGGTTCCAGTGTCGAAGATCCCGTAGCCAACGGTATTATTTCCGAACCAACCAAAGAAGGCACAGATGACCTGCACTACGCATTTAACGGCTGGGATGGTTCACTAATGAACATCACATTGCCCAGAACTCTTAATGCGCTTTGGGCTAACGTCTACCCAGTTCGCTTCTATGCAACTGAGTCTTCCACAACGCCTCACTATGTTCAGTGGGTAAAATCTGGTGAAGACGCCCATGATCCTGTTTCCGCAGGAGAATGTACAGCTCCAGAAGACATCATCACAACAAACGAAAAGAAATTAGTTTTCTCCTCCTGGGATAGCACCCCAACTAACGTTGTTGAGATCACTCCGGTATACGCTCAATACTCTACATATTGGGCTGCAAGATTCTTAAATGACGGAACATTGTATCTACTAGAGTGGGCGCTCAATGGTACTGATGTTGTCGAGCCTAAAGATTACTTTAGCGATTACGTCAACCCAACTAAAGAAAGCACTGCTCAGTACGACTTTACTTTCTCAAAATGGGATGGTAATTTTACGGCTATCACGGAAGCTAGAGATTATAATGCCCTATATAATAATACCATACGTAAATACACCGTTTATTTCTATAATGATACTGAGCTATTACAAAAGACCGAAAATGTGCAATATGGTAGCGGAACTTCCTATACTGGTTCTACCCCAACAAAACTTGGAGTAGATAATCCAGAAGAATATGTCTTCAAGGGTTGGATGCCTGCCGCAGAAAACATTACTGGTGATACTTATTGCTATGCTCTATTCAAGTTTACTGGTTATCTATTCGGCAAGTTAGGCAAAACAGATGGTGAAGACTATGGTTATGGTACTGTTGATAGTCCTAATTGGAACGCAATTAATACTTACTGGGATACTATTGATAGTGATATTGCAGCTTATACAACAGGAGCAATGAGTGAAGATAATTTCTTTACCAAATATCCAATTGGTGGTCGTATGATTTTTCAGATTGGTTTATCGTCTGGTACAGTTACTGCTGATGTAGAAATCATCGGACACAACCATGACGATTTATCTGACGGCTCAGGTAAGGCGCCATTAACATTCTTTGTTGTAGATTTACCCCAAATTCAGCATCGAATGAATCCAGATAATGTTGGTAACCAAGGTGGCTGGAAAGCTACTGAAATGCGTACATTTACCAATGGAGAATTACTGGAAGCATTCCCGGAAAACTTGCAGGCTATTATTAAAACTGTTAATAAAATTGCCGATGGTGGCGTTGATAATTTGACACTTATTACTACGGAAGATAAAGTATGGCTTGCATCTTATGATGAAGTTGGATTTACCAATTCGCAGTTTGCGCTATTGGGACAAGGTGCTTTATATGGAGATGTATTCTCGGCTAATAAGGAAAGCCGTTCAAAATACATCATGGACAGCACATCTACTGGTGGCTGGTCATTGCGTTCTTCGTATACGGGCGATACTGGAAGTACATTATTTGTACAGGTTACTAAGCCAGGTAATAGCTACGGCTGGTTCCCTGCTTCTCCGTTATATGTAGCCTTTGGCTTCTGTATTTAATATAGGTTTACCTCTAGCGGGTAACGAGTGAGGGTGAGGATATCTTGCCCTCACTATTATTTTATATTCTAACGAGGAGGTGAAGCAAATTGGATGCATTCGTTGAACTTTTTGGGGACGTGAAAATATTAACAGTAGTTGTATTCTGTGCGGCTATTTATTTTATGTACAAAGTATATAGATCTGTTAGTAATTTTATTATCCAAAAGCATGAAGAAGAAGAAAATAGAAACAATAAAATCGAAGAGGCTGTTACTGAAACTAGAAACTTACCAAAATATCGTCAGCAAAGTATCGAAGTACAGGAGCATTTAGAAACTGAAATTCAAGAAGTAAGAGATGTAGAAAAATCAATTATTGAAGAACTGAATAAACTATCTTCTCGCCTTGAAAGAATGGAAGAAGATATGAGAAGGCGTGAACGTAATCAGACAAGAGATATTTTGTTGAAGCATTATCGCTATTATACTCAAACCGCAAAGTCTTGGACCACGATGGAGGCAGAGGCATTCTGGGAATTATTCGGCGATTATGAAAAAGCTGGAGGAGATGGGTATATGCATACTATCGTGCAACCAGAAATGAATAAGTTGCCTATTATAGATGTTTAACAATACAAAATTAATAATAAAAGAGGTGGTTTTATGGCTTTAAATGAGAAACAAATATGGGATTATTTAAAAAAGAAAATTGGTAATGATTATGGAGTGGCTGCGCTTATGGGCAACATGTTGGCCGAGAGTGGGCTGAATCCAAAGAATTTAGAGAATACAGGCAATGTCAAGCTAGGTATGACAGATGACGAGTATACTGCCGCAGTTGATAATGGCTCATATACGAAAGAGCAATTTATTCATGACGGATTTGGTTACGGCACATGTCAGTGGACTTTTAATACACGTAAGAAGGCTCTCTATGATTTTGCTAAGTCTCAAAATACGTCGATTGGGGACTGCGAGATACAGCTAGACTTCTTATATCAAGAACTCAGTATAAGCTATAAATCCGTCCTTAATACATTGAAAAATGCTAAGTCTGTTTTAGAAGCTTCTAATGCGGTGCTTCTAAAATATGAGTGTCCATACGACCAAAGTGTTGCTGCGCAGAACAAACGTGCCTCATATGGTCAAAATTATTACAATAAATATGCCATAAATGGCAATAAAGAAGGTGAAAGCATTATGGGATATAAAACTTGTACTAAAGGTGTTGCTGTAAAATTATCTGCCCATTTCAATTCTACTGAATTTGATTGTCATGGTAGCGGCTGCTGCTCACAGACTTTAATCAATGAACAGTTGGTTGAGTATTTGGAGAAAATTAGAGAGCATTTTGGTAAGCCTATTACTATTACAAGCGGTTATCGTTGTGCTACTCATAATAGAAATGTGGGCGGAGCTACTGGTTCTAGACACTCTAAGGGTGATGCCGCAGATATTGTTGTGAGTGGCGTGGCTCCAAGAGAGGTTGCTAAATATGCTGAGAGTATAGGTATTAAGGGTATTGGGCTCTACGAGACCAGTTCCGACGGTCATTTTGTACATATTGATACTAGAGATGCGAAATCTTTTTGGTATGGACAGGCTTGTGCTTATAGGTCTACTTTTGGTGGAGCTACAAGTAATAATACTACTTCTAGTAATAATACTTCCACTAATATTAGCACCTCATCTGATTATAGTCTCAAAGATTTTGTTAAAGACATCCAAGAAGCTTGCGGTGCAAATGCTGATGGTGTTGCTGGTGTTGAGACACTTTCTAAGACAGTTACTTTATCTGCGACAAAGAATGTTAGGCATGCTGCAGTGAAAGCAGTGCAAAAGCGTTTAAAGAGCTTAGGTTACGATCCTGGTACAGCAGATGGAATTTTCGGTGGTAAGACCAGAATAGCTGTTATTAACTTCCAAAAAGCAAATGGTTGTGTGGCCGATGGTGAGATTACCGCTCAAAATAAAACTTGGAAAAAGCTTCTGGGGATGAACTAATATGATGAGCTTAAAAAGATTTAAACGTAAAATGAGAAACCTGAGAACTCAGGGCGAACGCTATAAAGTGGAAAAGCAGATTAGAGATGCTTATGCTGAATATTGGCCGGATAGTAAGAAAAAGAAGGTATCGAATATTATGATAGCGGTGTCTGTAATTGCTATAGTCATATATACCGTTGCAAGTTTTATTATCCAATACTTTACTGGTATTGAAGTAAGCTCTACTTTGACAACTTGTTATTTTTCTTTCTTTGGCGGAGAGTTGCTTGTCCTTGCGGGCATTAAGATTACTAAAGTACGAAATGAATATGGAGAATTATATGGAAATAATTCTGGTGAATAAAAAGGAGAAATGATTATGGAATGGTATGAAATTTTAATTAGTGTACTAACTGGTCTGGCCGCAACTATTCCTCTAGTGATTAAGCTGGTTGAATATGTGAGAAAAGCGGTACAGGAAAAAAATTGGAACGAGCTGCTAAAACTTGTTATGAATTTAATGGAACAGGCTGAAGCTAAGTTTGACAATGGTGACGAGCGCCGTGAGTGGGTTTTAATGATGGTTAAAGCTAGTGCGGATACAATTAATTACGAGATTGACCTTAACGTTGTTGCCCAGATGATTGATTCTCTGTGTGCCATGACCAAGGTTGTTAATGCACCTACCGTCGCAGAGAAGACTGAGGAAGTAACTGAATAAATATTTCCTATAATAACATATCGGAGTAGTTTGTTTTTATAGGGGATGGTCCAAATTTGGGCTGTCCCCTATTTTTTACGTTTTGAATTAAAAGGTAGTGGTTATATTGGAAGTTTATAATGGAACTTATTGTGTTTACGTACACACAAATAAAATAAATGGTAAAAAATATGTTGGACAAACAATTTACGGAGATAAGCCGCATAAGAGATGGGATAATGGCAATGGATATCGGAATAGTTCTTATTTTTACAAGGCCATCCAAAAATATGGGTGGGATGGTTTTGAACATGAGGTTGTAGCAAATAGTCTTACAGCGCAGGAAGCGGATAATTTTGAAAAAATACTAATAAAGGAACTTGATACAACGTGCCAAAATAAAGGTTATAATATTGAACCTGGTGGAAATAGAAATAAAACTATGTCTGATGCTACGAAAAAGAAAATAAGCGAATCGCATATTGGTGATAAAAATCCAATGTATGGAGTCAGTTTAAGTGGGGAAAAGAATGGAATGTATGGTAAGCATCATACAGATGAAACTAAAATGAGAATAAGCGAAACAATTAGTGGAGAGAAAAATACACACTACGGCAAGCCAATGAGCGAAGAAACAAAACAAAAAATTAGTCAATCTAAAAAAGGTAAGTATACTGGCGATAGTAATCCATTTTATGGAAAACATCATACGGAAGAGACAAAAAATAGAATAAGTGAAGCAAATAGGGGCGAAAATGCTACCAATGCAAAAATGGTTATTCAAATGGATGACAATTATCATATTATCAAGATATGGAAATACATTGCTGACGCCTATAGAACGTTGGGGATTAATAGACAAAGTATACAAAATGTATTGCATGGTAAGCGACAACATGCCGGTGGATACCGTTGGTTTTATTTATACGATAATGTTAATAGAGATGGAACTGTAATTATGGGGGCTATTTCTTTGGGATATGTCACAGAGGAGGAAATAGAAAATGCAAAAAATATTGTCGTTTGATCAGAGTACAAAAATTTCGGCGTACTCTATTTTTATTGGTGGAAAGTATACAGAATATGGTGTTATAGATTTACACAAAATGAAAGACACGTCAGAACGTGTTCGTGCGATGGGAGTTGAGCTATGTAATACGATTGAGAAATATAATCCCGATAAAGTCATAATTGAAGAAGTAGCCCAGCAAAGCAATCCGATGACCCTCAAGCTGCTCGCGCGAATTCAAGGGGTCATAATAGGATTTTGCGCTGCACACGATATCGACACCTATATTGTTGAGCCCAGTAAATGGCGCTCAACTTTACATTTCCACCAAGGAGCTGGAATTAAAAGAGAAGAATTAAAAGCACAGGCAATTAAGCATGTAAAAGAAAATTATGGTCTCGATGCTACAGAAGATGAATGTGAAGCCCTGTGCATCAATGAGGCCGCACATAAAATATTTAATTTTGATTAAAAAGGAGATAAAAGGTTATGAAAATTAATGAACTACTAATGAACATCCATCGTAAGGATTTTAATATTGAGAAGGAATTACAGGTTAAAAAGTACCTGCCAATCGAGGCCAAGAAAACTATTGCACAAGGAATTATCTATGAATGTACCAACGAAGAGGACGGCGCAATCAAAGTAGATTCTGTGCAGAGATATCTATCATATGTGAGATATATGATTACTATGCATACTAATTTAAAGTATACAGATGCGGATTATGATGTACTTTGCTCCACCGAGTATCAAGATACTACGTTGCTCAACGCAATTGTAAAAACTTTTGAGAGTGATGCAAATGAATGTAATAGAATTCTAGGGCTTATGATGAATGATTATTTGGATAACAACGCAACGGAGAATCAACTTATTATGGCAGTTACTCAATTAGTGAATGGATTAGTTGGTATTACTAATACTCTTGAGAAAAAAGTTGCTGATATACAATTGGACGATATTCTTCCACAAGGTTTTGATATTAACAAACTGAATGATTTTTTAAATAAAGTATAAGGAGTTGTTGTGCTATGGCTGAAAGCTTATATAGCATTTTGATGAATATGGCAAATAATCCAAAAGTGCTAAGAGAAGCAACTAAAAAGGCGCAACCAAAAATTCGGAAAGATTACGATAAGAATGTTAGGAAAGCGATGGTTCAATATTATTTAGATAGTTATGAACCAAAGGCGTACAAAAGAATTGAGCCGTCTCCGCTATTTAGTGCGTATAAAACAAAATCTAAGCTTGTACAAGGAGGCACTATGGTCGAAGTGGCTGTGGAGAGAACAAAAGTAGATATTGGCGGTAATTATAGTAGTTCTTCGTATTATCACCAAGATGGAGGTGCATGGAGTAGTGTAAGCGCCATTCATAACATGACAGGTAAGCAATATATGATGAATATTGAAGATTTGCGAGATCAATACGGAGATAGTAATGGTGTTGTACAAGGTAGTTGGGTGCTACAAAATTTTGAAGCTGGTAAGCACCCACGTACAAACGGATGGCCACGCAAAAAGTGGAGTAGAAGAATGAATTATATACCTAAAGAGGATGCGTATACTCCATTAGAAATGGCAGAAACATATGCTGATAAGTACTTTAATTTAGATACTTCGTATCAATATATTTTGCAAGAATTGGATCAGATGTGGGAACAGATGTTTTAATTAGGAGGTGAAATTATGGCTAAACAAATTGCGAAACGTGAGGTAGGGCTTGGCTTAAACATATCTGAATTTGCTAGAAATGCGAAAACTGCAGAAGAGTTATTAGATAATATTACAGAAGGCCGCACCGTATCATTAAATGCCAGATTGAATTTAGGAAACGTCCAGGAAGTTTTACAGAAGATAGTAGACCAAAAAACTGTCTCTATTCGAACTGCGGTTGATGTTAAAGAATTAATGGGGACAATGGAAAAAGCCATTGGTGATTTTGAGGAGCAAGGCAGTAAACAATTAGCAAAAATGAACAGGAGTTTCTTGGAGGATTTCAAAACTGGTCTTAGTAATGTTGATTTTAGACTTGATGATGGTACTCTTGTTCATGGATATGAGGCTGCTATTGGTCAAGCTGAAAAATTAGTTGACATCACAGCTACACAGGCTAAGATTACCGATACTCTTACGTCAAAAACTAAAAAACAAACAGAAACTTTAAAAAAGCAAACTAGAGCAACTAAACAATTAGCAGATGCTCAAAAGAAAGTTAATGTTAAAAAAGAGTCTCAAAAGACCATGCAAGATTTCCAGAAGCTTTGGAGTAGAGCTTCTAAAAAATACAGCGCAGAAGATTTTGGCAAAAAATATGGACATCTTATGGAGGCTATTTCTGGAGAAAATCCTACGATGTCTATTACAGAAGCATACAAAGAGCTAGACAGACAAGAACGGGCACATCAAAAAAAGCTAAATGCTGAGAATAAAAAAAGAGAAGCTATTGGTGCTGAATTACAAAACTTTATATCTTTTACGCAACCTATGCAAGCAGAAATTAATGCATCGGCAAATGCTACCAAGGAATATACGGCTATTATTTCTGAGCTTTCGGCGGGCACATTAAAGGGAGCCGAAGCAATTGAGCGAATGCAGGCTGCAATGAAGGGTTTGAGGGAAGAACAAACCAGTGGGTTGCAGGTAACTTCCGCTATTCAAACTAACACTCAAGCAGTAGAAGAAAATATCAAGGCAAAAAAGAAGCAGAGTAAGATTAAAGTTCGTGATCTTACTCGGGAAGAATATGATGCAGCACAGGAAAAATTTCAGCAAGAAAACGATGGTGCCTTAGAGTCGATAGAAGATACAGTCGAGATTATACGTCAAGCATCACAATTTGGTACTAGCTTTTCTACACAGATGGAGACTTCGTGTAAGAGGGCGACTACCGCTGTTCAAAGATTTTTCTCTGCGATTGACCCAGATAAGTATCCAGCGATTGCTAGTTGGAAAGATACTCTATTGGAGTCGGTTCAAAATGGTTATTTTGATGACAAAGATGTGTATAACGGGATGTACACTGGCCAATATTCCTGGGGAGTCGAAGCGATAGACGAAAATCGTTATTATGTTTTTCTTAATCTTCTTGATGTTGCAAAAGACAAAGAGAAAGAACTTTATGCATATCTGGATGAAGAATATAGAAAACGCGACGAGGGACTTGAGAAAGAATCAGAACTTTTAGTAAAATTACATGCAAGATATGCACAGTTGAATCAATTACATTCGTATAACCCCAAGTGGGATGATAATGATGAAGTTACATCAATAAAAAATAGGTTAAGCTATTATGAACAAGAAAAAGTCTTATTGCAAAATATCTCTGATTTAAGAGAAGAACTTAATTCTATACCCGGAATGTATAAGTCACGCAATACTGCGGATGCATTACGCGCTTATAGTCAAAATCTTTATCTCGGTGATTATGGGAATGCTACGTTAGCAGACAACGAAATAGCTACTGTTCTGTATCGAGCTGAGCTTGAGGCAGCTATTCAAAGGTTAGATAAAAATACTGCCTTGAATAGTCAAATTCAAGTAGAAACTATTGAGCAGCAAGTCTCTGCTACAGAAACGTTGGCACAAGCAAATAACAACCTTGCTGATTCTTATCTAAAAGTCCAAGAAGCTGCTAAAAAATCCTTAGATGTAACAGATGGGAGCACTTTTGCTACAATTTTAAAATACTATAAAGAGTTATTAAATGCTCCACAAGATAATAAAATTGTTGCGGCGCAGAAGGCGTTAATAGAAAAAGCACTCAACGGAGCAAAGTCTCCAGATCAACTTAATGCGCTCCAATACGTAAATGACTCTGAATTGACAGGTATAGGTAATAAGCTTATGCTTGGTGCTTCATTTGAAAGGGAGTTCTTATTTAATCAAATTAGCACTTATTTACAAGATGTGGTCAAGTCTACAATCGATTGGAAAAAAGCACTTGAGTCTGTGGAGCAGACCACAATAGCAGAAGAACGACTTAAGGTAGAACAGAAAATTACCGCAGAAAAAGAAAAGCAAAATGAACTTATCGCCATGCATGGCATTTCTACAAAAAATCTATTAACTGCGCTCGATCAGGGTGCTTTCCCATCTCCTTCAATTGCGCTAACAAAACCCAATGTATATTCTGGTGGTTATGGTGATGCTACTGTTGTATTTAAAAAGAGTGCTATTGACCCGGCGCAAAATCCTGCGAATAAAATCTATGGTGTTGATGCATACACTCCAACACATCCTTCTTTTGGGTATGAACTTAATAGCGAATCACTTGTTAAGGCAGCAGAACGAACTGGTATTGCCCTAGATGAATTGCGTAGTGCATGTGACGGAGCTTACGAAAGTGCTGATGAGGCTGCAAAGAAACTTGCGACTAGTATTGGACTAGGAAATAAACTTCAAGAGGCATTTATCAAGGAACGTGGATTTTCAATTAATAAAACAGAAACTAGCGGAAGTATTAAAAATCGTTTCCACGTAATTGGTGATGATGAAATTGTCAATGGTGTACCTGCTTTTATTGCGCAAAACGGGATTACATTCGATAAAGTAGTAAACGATGATGCTATTCAAAAGGCATATTTTGATGCAATTGATAAATACGTTACCAATGTAAATGAATATTTTGCCGACTTTGTTCCTGGGCAAATTAAACAAGTGCTCGTTGATGAATATAAAGACACTATTAAGAATGCCCGTATAGATAAAGCTATATATGATGCAGAAAAAGAGTTTTTTGAAAATGACCAAGCTGTTGTTCGTGGAGAAAATAAAGTTATAGATGTCGCCGCTTATAATGATGAAGTGCAAAAAATAATTAATAATAATCGTAAAGAGTATAATGCGTATGTCAAAGAAGTATTTGGTAGCTTCATGGTTAAGCCAAATGTTATAGGCGCAAATGGCCAAAGATTTGACAGAACTCCAGAAGGTATTGCAGAGGCGATGTCTACCTATGGTGGCAAAGGTGCTTTGTATGACCAAAATGCTTTTATACGTAAGAGTATAGATTTACAATCATTTATTATTGCTGCTTCGAAGACTTATGAGAGCCTTGACGAAGTTGTATTAGATATGGAACGGCTACAAAAAGATGCAACTGGCACCCATACACTATCTGATACCAATTATAGCATTAGTGGAATTACTAGTGTTATTGCTCAAGCGAATAAGATGCGAAATGAGGAAGTTTTTGATAAAATCCTACGTGCTGTGGATGGGAATAGTACTGCTGAAGCTATAGGGAAGGCATTATCAGATAATGGTTTAGTTGTTGAGGATACAACTGTTGAAAAAATTGCAACTCTCGCTCAAGAAGCTTTAAAAGTGCCGACAAGATATTTTGAAGCTAAGCCACAGCGGACGCTAGGTATAGATGATATTGATTACGTAGCTATACCAAAGGATTCTGCAAATGCGACAGAACTTAGGGCAAAGCTTCAAGAAAAAGGTATTAAATATGTTGAACATACTTCAACGGATAAAGACTCTCGTTTGGCGGCTTTACAGGCTGGAATGCAACAGAATTGGGCCGAATCGTTAACAGAGAGTTCAAAAAGCGTAGGAGCTGCTGCTGAACAAGCTGCACAGGCAATTGAACAGCAGGCAGCAGCGAATAAAGAAGTTACTGATACGAGCAAAAGGGTTAGTGAACAGAGTTCTGCACCAACGCAGGTTTCAAATGATATAATTAATAAGCTGACAAATGGTGTTGATTTTACGCAGATACTAACAAAATATGGAATTCCATCAGATAAACTTGATAGTGGAATTGATCTATTCAAGGATTTTGCTGGCGCTTTATACCAAGAAAATGGCGGCGGTGTAGATGCGAGTGAAATTTTTAATACTTTATTTGAGTTTATTTCAAAGAATGCACAAAGAGCTGTAGAGGCACAAAAAAGTCTTGAGGCATTTTACGATAGAATGAGAATGCAGCAAATTAGAATTCCAGAGAGTATGGAAAGTTCATTTGAGGCAGAAAATACAGACAAGTGGAATAGCATCAAACGGCTTTATGCCATTGGTGGAAATAGCAAAAACAAACAAAGGCTTATAACGACTAGTAAGTATGCATCTACTCCAGATGCTTTGGTAGATGCACTTATCGAAGAAGGTTTTGGATATGCACTTGGCGTTGACAAGAAATTTAATGGATCTGCACAAGATTCTTTACGATTATTGTTAGATGCAATTCAAAGGGCGAAGGATGAAGCAAAATTAGGGAAAACAAAAAAGGTTGTTGGATTAAACGAGCAGGAACAAATAGACTTATCAATAGATTTAGCTAATATAGCAAATACAATAGCCAATAATTATAATGCATTAAACGCCGCATCAAGTGAAGTGAATATCGAAAATAACGAAATAGCAGGTTCTGCCGAGAGGACTGCGGGTGCATTAAAAGACCAGGCTTCCAGTGCGGAACAAGCTGCTAACGCAATGGGAGACCTGAAAGATGCAGAAGATGAAAAAACTGTATTTCCTGCCGAAAAAGTTGAAACTGAAATCGATAGAATTCGCAAAGCAATACATAGTAGTGAAATTGGGTTAGATCAAATTGCTAATACTGATGGACTACAAGCGGCGGTTGCAGCATACGTTAAGAGTCTTGATGAATTTGATGATAAAAAGTTTAAGCTAATCAGTGCAGACATTAATGAAGTGGCCGAGGGTGTTGACCGTGTTACTTTAAAATTTCAATCTCTAGAAGATGAGAACGTTAAATTGGCTCAGACATGGGCAATGGACGATGGTGAATTAACTCTTGGTAGAATAAGAACTACAAAGAGCTTTGTTGATTCTAAATCGGATTTTGATACAGAGCTTGAGAGGACTGTTGCAAACTCTAAAGTTGATGTGCTACAAAGTCAGCTTGTCGGAATAGATCACGTATCACAAAAGGTAACTGATTCGCTAACATCTCTAAGAACAGCTGCTGGTGATATAAGTTCTGATAGTGATATTAAAACGTTTGCCAAGAATTTTCAAGTTGCACAGAATTATGTAAAAGAGTTTAAGAATGAATATAAAACTCTTGGCTCTTTAGCTAACGAGACTCAGAATGCGCAAGCTAAAATGGCCAATGCTCAAGAAACTATTAATGCACAAATTTCTAGTTCTGCAAAGTATATTGGTGTAGATGGATACGACAAAGTTACACAGTCAATTAGCAATATGACTTCTGCTTTAGCAAAGTACAATGAAGCGCAGAAGATGATAAGCGATGGTGGCTTAGATGCGGAAGCAGTTGGTAAGTATGAAAAACAAATGGCTGATGCATTTACTGAGTATAATAAAGCAGAAAAACAATTAGGCGCAGCAATGAAAGAAGTGCGTGCCAATGCAAGCTTTGATACTTTTTCGGAGTCTATGAAAGATGCTGAGACAGTCATCGAAACTGCAAAGTTAAAACTGGATAAATTTGGCGAGCTTGATGGCGTTGATAAGGCTAACGGTTATATCAAAGATATGACTGCGGCTTGGAAGAAGTTTAATGATGCTGATAGTACAATTGAAGATAAAGCACAGGCAGTTAAAGATTTTGAAGCAGCACAGAAATCTTTGGCAAAGCAAATGCAATATTTAAGCGCAGAAGATGCGTGGTGGCGCAAGGTTATAGATGATAATCCTTCTGAACCGTCAGAGGATTCAATTAAAAAATATGCTAAAACTTTGGCTTCTACTTTTCAACAGATCAATGAAATTAGTTCAAAAATATATTCTTTAGAGCTAAAGGATGATGGTTCTGGCGTTTGGTCGCCACTGATTAGTTCTTTGGAGATGCAAAAAGCTGACTTGTTAAATAAAGTTCAAAATATTGCACAACAGATTAATACTACATTTAATGATTCTTTCGTGCAAGGAGATAAAATCGAATTTCCATTTTCTACCTTGATGAACAACTTAAATGACGATGTTGGTACTTCGGGAACTATTGAGAACTTTTTCAATGATGTCAGAACACAAACAGCTTTAACAGAGCAGTCAATTGATAAATTTATTTCCACTTTACAAAATGGACAAAATAAGGCAGAAGAATTTGCCATCACATTAGCGGAAAAGCTTAGCGCCGCTTCGAAGGCAGCACAAGCTCTTTCAAAACTATATAAGTCTGGTGCGGTGTCGTCTGATAATGAGTTATATAAAGGTGGTTTGACAAAGCTTTTTGCATACAATCAATATAAATCATCATTGCCTCAAGATCCGACTACATGGTCTTCTGAACAAATTAGTACAATCCAGAAAATGGCTAGTGAGCTTAGTAATTATGTTTCGGAGTTAGATAAAGCCGCCTCTAAAGAAGCGGAATATTTTAAGAGCAAGAAGCAATATGCAAATGTAGCTAATATGCAAGACTATGATGCTATGGCGTCTAGTATGGATAATGTGTCAAAAAGCTCTAATAGAGCCAGAGAAGATCTTGAGAAATTTGTTGCTGGATTTACTGGTGGCCGTGGTATTGTCACTGGATTTACGACAAGCGTAGATGGTATTAGTAAAATCAACTTTGGTGTTCTAGAAGAGGGGACAAATCAGTTTAGAACCTTTAGCGCCGAAATGGGTACGTTTACTGATAAAGTGTACACCTATGAAACCTCAATGAAAAACATGACTGCTGGTACAGAGGCAGCTAAAAAGGCATTAGCTTCTATGTCTCAAGTCATGAGCCGTTTAAATGGCAATGGGTTTACTATTGACAATAATGATTATGTTAAGAGTCTGTATGAGAAAATGCGGTCTTTAAGAGACGCATTGACGAAAACTGGAACTTCAAAAGATGCTGGAAACCAGAGTAGCCTTCAGAACATGGCTAATGACGCAAATCGTTTAATTAAAACTTTAGCATCGTTAGAAAATGCTTGGCTAAAAGTTAATAATGCCGTTATGGATGGAGATTCTGAAGTTGTTGGTTCCATTGGTAAGAACGAAGATGTGTACAAGAAGATGGTACAACTTGCTCAGGACGTTAGCACGGCAATGCCAGGAAGCACATTATCGATTGATGGTTTTAATCAAAAAACTAAGGAGCTTACTTATACTATTGAGGGTGCAGATGGACAAGTAAAGACATTTGTAATGTCAATGGATAAGTTAAGTGGAAGTGCAGTAGCTTCAGTTACAAAGATTGATAAAGCTAAGACTGGATTACAAGAGTTCCTCAGTGGTATTGGCGATACTGGAAAACAGCTTCTACAATACGGTCTGAGAATGGTTGAGGTCTATGATATTATTAGATATCTGAGACAAGGCTTTAATGAGGTACTGCAGATTGATACTGCAATGACGGAGCTTAAGAAGGTTACGGATGAGACTGCTGTTGCGTATGATAACTTTGCTAAGAGTGCTTACGAATCTTCGAGAAAAATTGGTAGCACGATGAAGGAGTTTATTCAGGCGAGCGCAGATTTTGCGAGACTTGGATACAGTCTTGAAGAAGCGTCTCAATTGGCTCAGGCGGCAAACGTTTATAAAAATGTTGGCGATGGTATTGAAGATGTTGCTCAAGCATCTGAAAGTATCATCAGTACAATGAAGGCTTTTAATATCGAAGCGACAGATTCGATGGGAATCGTAGATCGTTTCAACGAAATTGGCAATAATTTTGCTATCGATTCTGTGGGAATTGGTGAAGCGTTGCAGAGATCTGCATCGGCACTTGCTGAGGCAGGGAACTCAATCGATGAAAGTATAGCCTTAGTAACTGCTGGCAATACGGTCATCCAGAATCCAGAACAAGTCGGTGAAATGCTTGCCGACTATAAAGTAGCTTAAAACGGGGAACGCCAAGAGATTGGCAATCCCGTGGGTAAGACTTGACATTTTGGAAATTTATGGTATAATACAAATGCCAACAATACAAAATTAATGTTAAGTCCCTGTAACGACTGTGAATTGTAGGTAACTATAGTTCGTATGCTACTGGTTTAATTAACCAAAGAGACAGTCTGAACTACGAATATAATCTAAAAATGAAATCGTAGAGGTAGCCAGAAATGACTATCCGCCATTTTATATGGTCAGTACCGTATGCTACGGGAAAGCAACAGATTGACGGCATTAAAAACTTTGGCCTTACGGTTGAGGGGGACTAAAACAGAACTAGAAGAGGCTGGCCTCGAAACCGACAATATGGCTGAAAGCACCTCACAATTACAAGCAAAACTATTAGCACTTACTCATGGTAAAGTTAATATCATGAAGAATGCTAATGAATTCAAAAACACGACTGAGATATTAAGAGAAATGGCAGATGCATGGCAATATATGACAGATATAGAGCGTGCTTCAGCCCTCGAATTGATGGGTGGAAAACGGCAGGCATGTAAAATTGCCTGAACGTACAGAAATGTGCGTAAGCGAATACATTTAATTGCAGGTAATCCCTTAGAGCTTTTCACCACAGTAATCAGAAAACTAGATTACGAAGGTTTTACAACGAAAAGATTGGGTGTTCTTGCAGCCAAGATCCTAAGGTATTAACAATACAAAATTAATATACGGATAAGGTTCATCGACTAGAGCTACGTCAGCTCGTAGAGTGCAAGCTTATGGCACTCGAAAAAGTGTACCCTTAACAGGTCACGCTGAAGGTGAAGAAATAGTCAATTCTTATGTGAAAGCATAAGTTGTTAATGTAATAAGTATGAACAAATGAGAAATAAATACACAGATGAAGATATTGAATTTTTGAGAAAATATTATCCTATTGGAGATTGGGATAGCATCTTTACAAGATTCCCAAATTTAACTAAAGATCAAATATATAATGTATGCCATAAAAGAGGAATATCTGTAAACTATTATGACCGAGATAAGCTTCTTAAATCAGAATACTATAAAAATATGATTAAAAATAGAAGTAAGTGGTCTGATAGTGAAGTAGAAATTTTAAAAAACAATTATCCAATAATGCCAATTGTAGATATTATGGAATTGCTTCCAAATCGGACATATGATGCTATCGCTTTAAAAGCAAAGAAATTATCACTTGTTTCATATACGAGACAGCAACAATTATATTCCGATGATGATATAGCTTTTATCGAATCAAATTGGCAACAGATGTCAGATGAGGAAATGGCAATGATATTAAATAGGACAAGACGTGCTGTCAAAGCAGTACGTAGTGCAATTGGGTTATTCAGGCAAGACAAAGAGAAGAAACATTACGAAAACTTGAATAAATTTCTAAGAGGTCAAATTTATCAATGGAAAAAGCAGTCGATGGAAAAATGTAATTTTCAATGTATTTTGACTGGAAGTAAAAATTTTGCTATACATCATATTGTTAGCTTTAATGTTATTCTTAAAAATTTTATTTCAGAATATAACGTTAAATTAAAAGATAATTTTGAAGACTACACAATAGATGAATTAAATAATATTACTGATTTATTCTTAGAGTATCATGATAAATATCCTCTTGGAGTTTGTATTGAAAAGAGCTTACATATGAAATTTCATCAAATGTACGGTGATATTAACAATGAAGAGCAATGGAATATATTTATAGAAAAATTTAACAAAGGAGAAATATTACATTAACACACAAGAACTTGCGACTCTTGTGTAATATTCAAGAAACATTCTATCCTCCATCATAAACAATTTCCAAACCGTTGAAGATGTAATCCAGTCTTCAGCAGCATCGTCCGGCTCGGCACTCAAAGAAAACCAAGTCTATCTAGATTCCATGCAAGGCCGCATAGATAAACTCACAAACTCAATGCAAGCTATGTGGGTCAATGCAATGGACTCTGATATTCTAAAAGGTTTTATTTCATTCGCAGATGTTATTGTCCAAGCCACAGATAAAGTAGGTTTATTCAACGTCGCAATAGCTGCTTTAATGGCAAAAATAGCTTTTAGCGGCAAACATTTTGGCATTGTGAACCTACTGTCTAAAATATCTGGTGGAGCTATCGCAGCATCTGGTTCAATAAATATTTTAGGTATGTCGCTAACAGCAGGTAAAACAGCTTTTAAACTTTTCAATGCGGCAGCTACAATGGGTGTTTCCTTGTTGGTCGGACTAGTTATAGCAGGGATAGGAAAGTTAATTAATGCCGAAAAAGAAGCTAAAGCTGCAGCAGACGAGGCCGCAAAAGCATCTCAAAATCTAAAACAACAGGCTGACTCCTTAGACGACTATAAAAAACAAATAACAGAACTAAGAACATCACTTGATTCAAACAATTTATCTGAATCAGAAGCTTACGATGCAAGAAAGAAACTGCTATCCATTCAGGACGAGCTTATTGATAAATTCGGCTTAGAAAAAGATGGCATTAATCTAGTAACTGGTGCGATAAATGACCAAATTGCGACTATCGATGAGCTCTCTCGGAAAAACGCACAGCAATGGCTAAATAATAATCAAAAGTCCATCAATGATGCAATTGACTACTTTAATGACCCAGATGGAGGATCTAGTCTTGACGCACTAGGAACTACTACTAGCATCACTAACTGGGGCTCTACTAAAAATGTTACAAATATGGTTGAAGAATATGCTAACAACCGTAAAAATATGACCACAGGTAGAGTTGGAATTAAAGGGCAGTATATTGATTTTAAAGGTTCTATTGAAGAAGTTAAAACTGAAGTTGAAGACTTCCAGGCTTGGTTGGCTGATAAAGAAGATGAAACACAAACTCAATTAACTAATTTAACTTCATTACCACAAAACGAACAGACCAACGATGTCAAAGAACAAATTAAATCTCTTGAAAATGATTTAAAGCAAATCAAAGATTTAAGAGAAGATATGGGCAAAGAAGCTACTAATTGGTTTGGAGAAGATTCCACTTATGCTTCAAATAAAGCATTAATGAACGAAATCAAGCAACAAACTGCTTTAGCTAAGTATGCTGATGAATATTATAAAATAATTGAAGCTCAAAATGCATTTAAAGAAGCTCAAGCAAAAGGCGACCAAGAGGGAATGAAGAAAGCGTTAAGCGATCTTGATTCTGCAACTAAAAATGCTATGGATACTGCGTCAGAAGACTATATGGGCGAGTTCTTCTCTGAATTAGGAGATGAATTTAAGGTACAAGAATTTGAGCTTAATGTCAAACTCAATGAAGATGGTCTAAAAACAAAACTCCAAGATATCATAGCCGAAGGTGGAGAAAATGGTCTATCTGCATTAGATGACAATGCAATCAAAGATATGGTCAGTAGAGACCTTAACGCTGAAGGTGCTACTGACGCAAGTGGTAAATATACTGAAGAACAAATCAGTGGACTAATTGCCCTACAAGCAGAAGCTGACAATGCTGGTATTAGTATTGAGAATCTTATTAAAATACTAACCAACCTTGGTTTAATTGCAGGTCGTCCAGCCGAAGCAGTCACAGAAGGTATTAGGGCAGTTGGCCAGGTGTATTCCACGCTTGCAGCCGAAGCGGAAAAATATAAAGACATTAATAAAGTTTTAAATGAGCTTGCGTATGACAATATTGAAATTTCCGAGGAACAATACGACGCGTTAAAAGAACTAATCGGCTCCGAAGAGGAATTTGCTGATTGTATTGATACTTCCAATGGGTATATTGTCAAAAATATTGCACTAACAAAAAAACTTGTTGATCAGAAAAAGAAAGAGCAAGCTGCTGATGTAAAATTAGCAAAGTCTCAAGCTCGTTTAGAGTATTATAAACTTGTAAAACAGTTAAACAATACATTAAATGGAACTAAAAAACTAGATTCTGCTACACGAGAATCCATCAGCACAACACTAAGTCAAATTGATGCGGTAGAACAAGCTATATATAAATATCAGCTTTTAGAAGATAGCTTACTTGGTGCAACTAATGCATTTGATGAATTCGCAAAAGCTCAAGAGATTGATGCTCTAAATACATATGGTGACAGCTATGTCGAAATGGTGCAAACCATGTATGATGCATTATATAAAACTGGTCAAGTTGGTACAGAGCAATTCCAAGCAGCTTTAAAGGCACTAGTTCCAGATAGTGTTTATCAAGGTTTGTCGGAAGAAGTAGACCGGATGCAAGCTATTTTTGATTATTTCAACGATAGCATAGTACCAACATTAACGCTGGAAGACGATTCATTCACTTTAGATTATTCAAGCATAGAAAATTTTGTTAATAAAGCTATTGAAGCAAAAGTTCTTCTTGGCGATGTTAAGAGTTTTGATCTTGCAGAGGGTATGAATCTAGAAAAAGCTGCGGAACTGATGGGTATGACTGTTACCCAGGCATACGCATTTTTTGCAGAGCTAGATAAGTATAATACTGGAAGCGAGCAATCCTTCTTATCTCAGTTGGATGATAGTCTTGAGGGTAGAATTAATAATATAACGACAGAATTAGAGGATCTCAATAGGCAAAAATTAGCCCTTCTTGAAGATGACGGATACGATGCAAATAAGGCTAAGATTGATGAGATAAATCAAAAAGTAGCTAGTGCTAATAAAAATTTAAGTAAGCTTGGAGAAGAAGCATATAATACATGGCAAGAATATACAAAAAATGATGCGGCTTTGGCGGCTCTTGACTCTATCGAAGATAAACAACGTAAACTTACACAAAAAGAAGCAAATACGTTAGGTATTGAATGGGACGAAAAGAAAGCACTTACCGTGCAAGAGGCGTATGATCAATTGCTTGCCAAGCAATTACAACTCGAAGAACCTACTGTTTTAACAGCACAATTAGCTATTGATAATATTGATGCTCAAATCGCAACTCTTAAGGACAAACTGGCACAAGCAGAAAATGACCCGACAGTGCTTGGGGTAAAAGCCAACGCAGATCAAACTACTATAGATGCTGCAAAACAGAAAATACAAGATCAAATTCAAGCGCTCGAAGAAGATAAGGTTGTCATTTCTACTGAATTTGGCATTGAACTTAGCGAAGAAGATAAGAAGACATTGCAAGAAGAGCTTGATAACATTGAAGAGTTTTCCATACATGATAAGAAGTTTAAAGTCATTTTAAATGGTGCTTCTGCGGTAATGGCAACTCTAGAATCTATTAATGCATTAGCTGGGGATGTTAACAAAACAGTTACGACTACTTACACTACTGTTGGAAGCGGAAGAAATGAAGGAGTTCATCCATCTGGCAGTGGTGGTCGTTACACTAAATATGCAAATGGTACAGCTCACGCCCAAGGCAACTGGGGTGCTCCTAAGACCGAGACGGCTTTGGTGGGGGAACTCGGTAGAGAAATAATTGTGGACCCCAAAACTTCTAAGTGGCGCACTGTGGGCGACAACGGTGCAGAATTTACTACAGTACCTCGTGGGTCAATTGTGTTTAACCATAAGCAAACAGAAGAACTTCTTAAAAATGGTTATATCACTAGTCGTGGCAAACTACAAGGTGGTTCTGCTCTAGCCTCTGGTACCGCTTATGCCGGATTATGGCAACCTACTAATGGTTCAGGTTCGGGAAAGGGTTCAGGTAGTTCCTCAGCAGACGACGCTAAAGACCAATTCGAAGAAATCTTCGACTGGATTGAAGTCCGCCTAGAAGAAATCAATAAACAGTTAGACTTCAAAAACGCAAGACTTGAAAACTCCGTTGGTTACTCAAAACAAAATACAGTCATCAATCAAATGCTCGACCTCAATGAGAAGCTCTACGATAATCTCATCGCTGGCGCAAACAAGTACTACGAATATGCAGGCCAGCTTCTTGCAAAAATTCCAGCGGAATATCGTCAAGCTGCACAAGATGGTTCTATTGCAATTGAAACTTTCGTCGGTGAAGTTGATGAAGAAACTTACAACGCTATTCAAGACTTTCGTGAATGGGTACAAAAAGGTGATGATGCAATCCAACAGGCAGAAGAAGTAATCACTGAGGTTTCTTCTTTAGCGAAACAGGCGATTGATAATATTGCTACAGACTTCGGCAACAAGAACTCTCTTAGAGATAACAAGATTGATCAACTTGATGCTTATAATGCTCTTACTGAGGCTAAATACGGCGCCGAGTCAGAGACAATCTATAAAGCCATCATCAAAGAAACTAACAAGAATATTAAGACCCTTGAAACTCAACGTGATAAGATGCAAGCAGAGCTTGATAAGCAAGTTAAAGAAGGCAACATTCAAAAGTATTCTCAAGATTGGTATGACGCCGTTAATGACATTGCTGCAGTTGATACCGAAATTATCAATTTGACAAAAGACACTTATGACTATCAAGATGCCATCAATGATCTTCATTGGGATGCTTTTGATAACATTATCAGTAGGTTTAAAGCAATCTCTGATGAAGCGGACAATCTTATTGACATTTTAGGCGAAAAAGATTTAGTTAATAAAGATACAGCCGAGTGGACTAATGAAGGTGTCACTGCTCTAGGCTTGTATGCTCAGAAGATGGAAGTTGCAGAAATGCAAGCCAAAAAGTACGAAGATGAGATTAACTATCTCAACAAGAACTGGAAGAAACTTGGTTATACTGAGCAAGAGTATGTTGAAAAGCTTGAAGAGCTTAAGGAAGGTCAATATGATGCAATTAAGGCTTACAATGATACCAAGAAAGCTATTGTTGATCTTAACAAAGAGCGAGTAGAAGCTATAAAAAATGGCATTCAAAAAGAGATTGATGCATACGAAAAGCTTATTAATAAGAAAAAAGAAGAACTCGATGCCGATAAAGACGCTCACGATTGGCAAAAGACTGTAGCTGACAAGCAGAAAAATATTGCCGATATAGAACGCAAAATTGCTGCTTTGAGTGCTGACGATTCCGCTTCTGCAAGAGCACAAAGAGCTAAACTTCAAGCAGAATTGTTAGAAGCTCAGGCCGATCTGCAAGAAGCATATTACGACAGGTCAATTACTGATCAACAAAATGCCCTTGACAAAGAATTAGAAAATTTCAAAGAATCTAAGGACAAAGAGATTGAAGGCTGGGACGAATATCTGGAGAATACTGAACAGGTGGTAGCTGACAGCCTATCTACTGTTCAGACTAATACTGATATAGTTTACCAAACCCTTAAGGCTATGGGCAAAGAGTACAGTCTCTCAATTGCCGAATCTCTAACTTCTCCTTGGAAAGATGGAGAAAACGCAATCCAATCTTTCTCTGAAAAGTTTGGGCTTTCTATGAGCTCTACTGTCGAAGAGCTACAAAAACTTGCCGACGAATACAAAAAAGTTATGGACCAGATTGCTAATGCTGGCAATGAGGCAATCGAGCAAGCTGATGATAACGCTTCAAGATATCAACAAGCAAACAATCCAGACAAGCCCAAATTTGAGCAACCAGAAAATGTCGTTAAACCAGTTACTCCTAGTGGTGGTGGTAGTGCACCTTCTACTCAACCAAGTCAACCTTCACACGCTGGGGCTGTTTCTGGTATATCTGCATGGCTAAAACAAGGTAGTCAAGGTGCCGACGTTAGAACATTACAGCAAGCACTTAACGATCTCGGATTTAATGCGGGAGCAGTTGATGGTATCTTCGGATATAATACTAAACAAGCAGTTATGCGTTTCCAGAGTTCTTCTAAGTATGGTGGCGCAATTTCTGCTGACGGTATTGTTGGTCCAGATACAAAAAGAAAATTCAAGACTGCTGGCTATGCAAAAGGTACAGCTGGTGTTAAGAAAAATCAATTAGCGGTAATTGACGAACTTGGAGAGGAACTTCAATTAGTTCCAGATGGCAATGGTCGTTTGGCATATTTAAAGAAGGGTACTGCGATTATTCCACATGACATCTCTGAGAATCTAATGCAATTAGGTCAGCTAAATCCACAGGACATTTTGGACCGTAATCGTCCGACTATTAGTGCGCCCCATATTACTAATAATGAAACTGTTATTAATATTGAATATGGTGATGTTCTACATATTGAGAACTTCAATGGTGATAAGCCGGAAGATTTGTCTAAGATGATTGATAAAGCGTTTGACAAGCATATGAAGGATCTCAATCAACAAATAAGACGTTATGTTCGTTGATTTAACATAAAGAGAGTGGCGTAACAACCACTCTCTTATCCTATATATTTTAAGAAATGAGGTGAATAGCATTTTATGTCCTCATATCATACAAGTTTTAAGTATAACGATAAAAATAGTTTTAAAGACATGAATCTAATCGTCGTATCATTTGAACCAGATGAAGGATTCATGGATTCTTTCTTATCTATAGATAATGTCAGCGACGATTATTTTGATGGTACAAAAAAATTTAATTATGGTAGTAAGTATAATACCTCTGCAGAAATTCAAATTACTGTTATTAAAAGAGATGGCAGCGATATGAAATTAAAAGAATTTAGATCATATGCCAAATGGCTAACAGGCGCAAGAACTGACTCATGGCTCGATATGTACGCTGGGGACGAATTAATTTATTCATTTTTAGGTAAATTTACTAACATGGAGCAATACAAATTAGATGCAAGAACAGTTGGTTTTAAAGCAACCTTTTCTAGCATTTCTCCTTGGGCCTATTCTGCTCCGCAAGTTTTTGACTGTTCTATCGGTCAGCCGCTTGGTATTGATGCCAATAATGTGTTGATAAAACTAGACGCTAGTGAACCTCCATTTGGAATTACAGAAGATGGTGTTTTGCTTCTGAATTCTAGTCTTGGCGGAGAATTTAATATGTTAATGCAAGGAGTTATTGGCGTTGATACATCATATACTGCTGAAATAAATAATCAAACTGACGATTTATATACTTATATTTATTTAGACATTGATTATGAAAACGAAGCAGGAGATGTCTTTTCTGTAAAGAATCAAACACTAGACGAAGAAACTCTCGTGACTGAAATTACTGATGGAGAACACATATCAATTAGCGCAAAACAATTTATCATCTCTGACATTCCAAATAAAATTTTTGGAGACAGTTTTAATTTTATTTGGCCAAGATTAGCACCAGGAATTAATCAACTTAATATCTCAGGGTCTGGTAAAGGCAGAGCGCAATTTACTTATAGGTATCCAATGAAAGTTGGTGACTGCACTATGGATATTGATGTATATGGAAGTGGAATTGATTGCGGTAGTTGTCCTGATAGCGGCGGCGGTACATTTACTGGAACTATAGCATGGAAAGACATTACTGATACTCCGACTACCATAGAAGGCTATGGAATTACAGATGCTTATACAATGGACGATGTTGATAATATTGTTGAGAATATCGAAATTTCTGGCGGTGGGAGCGGAAGTGTTAGTATAAATGAATCAGACCTGAATGCGATGTTAAACGATATTTTACAATAATTCAATAAATCAAATAAACAAAGAAGGGAGGGAGGTGCTTGAGACTCCCTAAAGATAAATTAACCGAGGTTATGAAAAAGCCACGGTTATTCCTTTGCGAAGTTAATAAGGAAAAAATCTGCGAACTTGAAACAACAGCGCTATCAGGCAATTTTAAATTTAATGCGTATAGTGAGCTAACATGCACGATTCCCAGAAAATATACTAATATAACTACTGGCGATACGCAAGTAAATCCGCACTATGATCGAATTGAAGCGCTACGTCTTATGTATTTGGAGGGCTTTGGATATTTTGAAATTCAAGACCCTGAAATTGTTAGTGATGGTGTTAAAGAGGTTAAAAATATAAACGCATACAGTTTAGAATATACTCTCTCTCAAAAATATTTAGATAATATTAAAATCAATACCGGAGAAGTAGACTCAGTTGAAGTTATAGAGGCCAATGGAGGATTAATAACTCCTGTGACTTTATACAACGCAGAAAATCCAAAATTAAGCTTACTCGATATTGTCTTAGAAAAAGTGTATGGGTGGACAATTGGATATGTTGACGAGTCCCTAAAAACAATGGGACGTACATTTGAAATTTCTAGAGTGTCTGTTTACGATTTTATTGTGCAGGATATATGTGAAAAATTTAATTGCTTTGCGGTCTTTGACACCATCAGTAATAAAATTAATTTATATGCCGAATCGTTAATCACAAAGCGTATAGGAGATGGCATAACCACTACCTTTACGGTAAATCCAATATATGATCAAATTAGTTCTGTATCAATTGATGGTTATAGAACAACCGCATATACATATGATTCTAGTAGTGGAAAACTCACACTCGAAACAGCACCGCCAGATGGAGCGAAAATTGAAATTGTGGATGGTTCACAAAGTAAATGGGTAACTGATGTATACGTCACATTTGATAACCTGGCGCAAGAAGTTAATATTAGTTATAGCGCAGAGGATATTAAAACTGTACTAACTGTTAAAGGCTCGGGCGATTTGGATATTCGTGAAGTGAATATGGGCTTACCATACATTGTAGACCTTTCATATTACTATTCTGTGGATTGGATGGGACAAGACTTATATGATGCGTACACCAAATACTTGCAGGTGTGTGATGATTATCAAGAGCAGTATGCAACTAATTCAAAAAAAATGTTAGAGCTCAAAGGTCACATTATTTATGAAAATCAAAGATTATCATTACAATATTCGATTGCAGAAAATGTTAATAGCTCGACTGTTGGTACATATTATGTTCGAGGTGGCACCAACCCTGACTATTATTATACAGAAGTATCTTTGCCGGACGAATATGATGCTAGTGTAGAACATTATTATACATTGTCTGGTACTGATTTAAACGAAGAAAAGTTTTCTAATTTATATAAAGCTTTACAAACATATTTTGCTTCAGGCAGTGAAAAAAATGTAAATGACATTAATGAATTAAGTAAAAGCTTTGCGTTTATGACCGAAAATACAATAAGTACTTTAACAGGCAAATTGTCTACGGCAACAAGTTTAACACAAAAGAATGAAGCAATTTTGAGTTTTTATGATGAAATGTGGAATCAACTTGGACTTGTGCCATTGGATTCTTTATATTATAAGCCGTATAAGAAAATAGAGCAAACGAATATAGAGGCTGGTTGGAACGAGGAGTCTAATACAAATTATTGGCTGTATTATCCGGTTACTTTGGTTTTAAGCTCGTTAGACGAAGAGAAAAAACAAAGAGAAGCAACTATACAAATATATCAAGATGAATATAACGAATTAGAAAAAGAGAACAATGAATTTACTAGTCAGTCCTCTATTTATAATAATTTTACGCCAGCTCAATTAATTAGACTAAGTGCTTTTTTGCGTGAGGATGAATATACGGATAATAATTTTGAAGAGCTGAGTACTGATACAATTGAAAGCTTAATGCAAAAGAAGCAGGAGCTATTAGAATGTGGCCGTATTGAGTTAGCAAAGTTGTGTGAGCCCAAATTGGAGTTCTCTATGAATATGGCAAACATTTATGCTTTACCCGAATTTGAACCAATTATAGATCAATTCCAGCTTGGTAATTTAATTAACGTTGCTATTAGAGACGACTATATTAAGAGAGCGAGATTGTTAGAAGTCAATATTAACTTTGATGACTTCCCAGACTTTTCGTGTTCGTTCGGTGAATTAACCAATCTTAAAACCCCATCAAGTATTCACGCAGATTTATTGGCAACTGCTCTTACCGCAGGCAAGTCCGTTGCAAGTAACGCATCTTACTGGAATAAAGGTGTTGACATAGCTACAGAGCTTAATTTAAAAATTCAAGACGGTTTGATAAGTGCTATTGGTGGTCTTTACAATAAGGATCAAAGCGTCAGAATTGACGATATGGGTATCTTGCTTAGAAAGTTAAATGAAGATGGTACTTATTCGCCATACCAGGCATGGTTACGTAATAATACAATTCTGCTTAGCGAAGATGGTTTTAGCGAAACATCAGTGCCGTCACTTGGTTTGGGCGAGTTTGTGGTGGATGGAAGAACATTTTATGGAATCTTGGCGAAAGCAATTCTGTCGGGCTATATTGAAGGCTCTACTATTGTCGGCGGTAAAATTAACATTGGAGATGGAACTTTTGTTGTTGACGAAGCTGGTCATGTTACAATGAAGGCAAGTTCTATTGATGGATACGTAACATCCGGCGAACTGTCTTCAGTTGAAAGTGATTTATCTTCACGAATAACTGTGACAGAAGATGGAATAGCGACAAAAGTATCAAAAGATTCTATTATATCTTCTATTAATCAAAGCGCAGAAAGTGTTGCTATAGATGCTAATAAGATTTCATTATCAGGTAAAAATATAAATTTAACCAGTGATAATATTACTATTGATTCTACCAATTTTAGTGTAACAGCAGATGGCCAAATTACAGCAAGCGATGGTAAAATTGCAAACTGGACAATATCAGCTAATAGAATTTATTCACAGAATGAAGATGGAACGTATAATTCTATTAACACTCGGAGTGGTTCTTCGTTTGCTTTGGCTGTTGGCGCTGAGTCGCTAAGCGTAACTACTGGCGCTCCTTTTAGAGTTACACAGGCAGGAAAATTATATGCTACAGATGCTGTTATAAGCGGAACAATTACGGCAAAAGATGGTTCAATTGCTGGATATAATATTGGCTCTGGCGGTTATTATAATAACGCTATTTATAAACGAGTATCTTCTAACGACATTGAGTATGAAGTAGGTATGAAAGCAACAAGCGGAGCTACTGATTTAGCATTCTATGTTAAAGAATCTGCCGATGATTGGACTACTAATGATACTTCATTCTATATAAGAAATAATGGTCAGTTGTATTGTTCTAATGCAGATATTACAGGTAAAATAACTGCATCAAGTGGTAAAATAGGCGGATGGAACGTGGGCGCTCTTGGAAGTTATACTCAAAGTTTATACTCAACTTATTGTGCCGCAGCTACACCATCAACCACAAACCCTGAATATGCTGTGTTTATGAGGAGCTGGGGCGGTCCAAATAACCTTGCTATTGGTGTTAAAAAAAGGACATCTTCTTCAACTGATTGGACGGATGCAGACAATCCCTTTTATGTCAGAAAAGACGGATTTGTTTCTATGGAGAATGCTTATGTTAAGGGAGAAATTTATGCTACTAGTGGAACGATTGATGGTAATTTAGAGATCAGCGGTGCATTAACTCACACTAGAGGGAATTATAAAGTAACATTAAGAGGTGTGCAAAGCACTTTGAGCAATGGCGTATTTTATATTACCGATTCAAGTTCTGGTAGCGATAAGTATCCAGTTAGAATTAATGGTGATGGCTCAGCAAGCTTTACTAATGTAAGTATAAGCGGAGATAGTACAATAGCTGCTGCTTGCATCCCTAATTTAAGTGCTTCTAAGATAACTAGTGGAACAATAAGTACAGACAGATTAAGTTCATCGGTAATAACGACTGGCAACTTCTCTGCAAAAACATTGAGTACTGGTAATTTAACTGTTGATAATGGATGCTATGTAGGGAGTTGGTATATAGGTAGTGGTGGTTTAACATCAGGAAATGTCCATATAACAACTAATGCGCTTGTATATGGAGTTCGTCAATGTACATGGGCAGATGTAACAGCTTGTGTGCAAGCTTATAGCTCAGACAAAAGGCTAAAGAATAACATAAATATTATGGATGATAAATATTCTATACTATTTGACAATCTAAAACCGATAACTTATAAATTTAATAGCGACGGAGATTCTGCAAAAATTAGAATGGGTTTTATTGCTCAAGACGTACAAAAAGCTATTGGAGTATCGGGATTAGAAAATCTAAATTGTGTATATTCTAGTGAAGGCACAGAAGAAGAATATTTAAGATTATCATATACAGACTTTATAGCTCTCAATACATGGCAAATTCAAAAGCTAAAAACCAGAGTAGAAGAACTAGAAAAGAAACTCGCTATACTGGAAGTATAAAGAAAGGAACGATACAAAATGAATGAAAAAGTTACAAAACCAATATCAGTAGCAAGACAGGAATTTATAGACCAATTAGTGAATGATGTTAATAATTGCGGCCTGCCGTTATTTGTAGTTGAGCCAATTCTGCAAGACATTTTATATTCAGTGAAGACTGCTGCGAAGCAACAATATGAAACTGAAAAGGCTCAATATGAACAGCAGTTACAGGAACAAAAAGAAAAGAAAAATTAATTTTAAGGGTAAACACTTGATTGTGTTTACCCTTTCTTTTTTCGCTGATCTTCTGCTTCGATATAGTCTTGAATAATTTTACCTACTAAAGAATTTATTGTTCTATTCTCGTTATTCGCCATCATTTCCAGACGTAATTTCGTGCTTATTGGTACACGGAGAGTTAGTGTTATAGTATCTTCTTTCTTCATAAATTCACCTCTTTTTCTATAGTATTATAAGTAAAAATGAACACAAATGCAACTCCCCTATTGCACGATGGCGATAGGGGAGATAGGTGTATTATTTGGACATTAAATCTTTAGCCTGATCTAATGAGATGTTATTTTTTCTGATAAAATCAAATAGTTGGTGCATCTCTAAGTCATCTCGTTCGGCCATTTGGTTGCTTAATAACATTTTTAATTGTGCTAAAGTTTCTTCTGTTTCAGAAATCCTGCGTTTTGTATCCTCTATCCTTTCATAAACATTCTTTCTTCTTAAACTTGTGCTTCTACTTGACATATGACAAGTGCCTCCTTTTATTTTATATTATTCATAATTTTTATAGCATTTTTAAATTGATCTTCAACTAAGTCATAATAAATATTTGTAGTCACAGCTATGGATGAATGTCCTGCCATTTTAGATACAATTTCAATTGGTACTCCATGGCGAATATAATAACTTATTCCTGTATGTCTTAACTTATGTAATCCAATTTTCTTTTCATCAATGCCTGCTTTATTATAAATGCTTTTTATATTTTGGTATAAATTTGATGGAGAAGCAAATGTGCCATTTTTTGTTTCAAACACATAATGATTTTTCATTTCTTCATAACTGCGCCCATTAGATATTCTGTCGAAGTGTTTTTGTATTGCATCCATAGCAGCATCTGGCAATAAATTAAATCTACGTCCAGAATCGGTTTTTGTAGTTGTGATAATCCATTTTGTTTTTCTTTTAGAGCCACTTCTATCTTTTACTTGTGAAGCAGATTTATATATATTGACTGTTTTATTTGTAAAATCAATGTCCTTCCATTTAAGCGCAACAGCCTCTCCTATTCTCATAAATGAGTACATTAAAAAAATTAATCCGTATCCGTGTTTCCAACCACAGCACCCATATTTATATTCCATACTTGCTGTATTAATAAACTTTTGTATTTCTTCATCGTTAAGAATTATAGAACTTGTGTTGATGTTAATGCCATCTCGTGTTTCCACAAAAATATCATCGTCTTCATCATAAATACTTTGTTCAATTTGCACATCATAATCTTTTTTTGTTATATTCTCAACTTCAAGCATTGGGTTATGTGCTCGGTCTTTAACATAAACATCATTAAAGTATTGATTACATAAGCTATAAATCTTTTTCACAGTTGATAAAGAATATCCTTCTTTCTTGGAGTCTTGAAGGTGTTTATTTATATCTTCTGCGGTGATTCTAGAAAATTGTAAGTTTCCTATAGGTTTGTCTTTGATGTGATGTGTGTATGTAGATTCAATTGTGTCAAGACTTGTTGCTTTTAATTTACTTTTTTTCTCGTCTATCCATGCTTTCATAGTAGTTTTTAATAAGTATTTTCCATTGTCATCTTGTACAGGATTTAATAAAGCTGATTGTTTATTGTATTCTTTTTCTGCCGCCTTCATAAGCTTTATGCATTCTTGTTGTGAGCGTCCATATACAGAATGTCGTTTTTTATTGGTGCCATGACCAATCATTTTTTTATAACAAATATACTCTGAGCCATTACGATTTACATAGCTCATTGATCCCTCCCCTCTAGGTAATTTTTTTAATGGTTTCTTGTCCATCCACCATCCTCCTTTTGCCCCACTTTTTTGTCCCACTTTAATTAAAAATACTTAACAATAACTAATAAATTATAGCACATAATTTGTCGAATTTTGTATTGATAATTTATGGTAAAAAGAAAGGAAGCCTTGATTTATCAGGCTTCCCAAGTATTTTGATTTGGCAGGGGATGTAGGAATCGAACCCACAATGATGGTTTTGGAGGCATACATTTGGGCCTTCTACTCCCTTTATTTCATGCGCTTTTACGAGTTGTATTTTAAAAATTGTCCCAGTTTTTGTCCCACTTCTATATTTATAATATATATTCGTGGTATAAGTATGTTTTGACCCACTTTTCGAATTCATCTTTTGGGACAAGGATTTTTCTGCCAATACGGAGACTTGGGAAGCCATCCGAATTAACTAAATTATATGCCTGATTTGTCCCAATTGTCAAGATGTTTTTTATGTCGGTTACGGTATAAAATTGTTTATCCATTTGTTTATCATCCTTCCTTATATATTGTATTTTTCGAATAAGTGTCTCTGAGGTGCGAACTCACCAAAGTATTCTTTTTCTGCCTTTAAACGAGCACGAATTGCGTCTTCTTTGTTTTCAAAATAGCCAATATGTTTTTGTTTTTTATTAACGATAATTCTTACTACCCATTTACTTGTTCTTTCAAACCATCTTACACCAATCACTCCGCTTTTATTGTCACTACGTTTGGAACGATTTTTAGAGTTGTCTATATGTGCCGCAAATCTTAAATTTTCTTTTCTATTATTGAACGGATTTCTATCAATATGGTCTACATATTTTCCCATAACTAAATAGTGTAGCTTTATTTTTTTCCCTGTTGTGGGATCGTATGAATTTACGGAGCAATATCCTGATTTTTTATCTACCCTTTCATACCAACAATAATCTTTAATCTTTTCGTAGTCCTCTAAATCAAAATAAAATTCAGTATGTGTGTTACTGCAATACCCAATTCCGTATTCGCCAGACAAGTCATACTCATTATATTTTTTATTCACAAATTCTCTTCTTTCTATTGTTTATTTTTATAGCCCTAAAGGCAGCAACAGAGATCATCCGTCGCTGCCTTATGGTATATTAATTATGTGCTGTTGTAGTTGTATTCGTGTATGTAACTGGATTGTTTAATGTAGGAGTTATTGGACCAGCATTGCTCCATGTTACATACGGTTGTTGCCACCAATTCTTATTTGGATCGTTAGTTGGAGTACATGGATTTGCAGGATAAGGGCAAGATGGATAAGTCAACGTAGTTCCTTCCTCTTCTTCATGTGTTTCGGTAACTGTCTTCTTTATGAGCTTCCCCTCTTTATCATATTCATAAATCGTCTCAGTAGTATCACGTTTAATCATATGTTCCTCCTTAAGCTTTTCCAGTTGAGCCAAATCCGCCAGATCCTCTAGCAGTTTCATCAAGAGATTCGACTTCTTCAAATTCTACATCTAGATACGGCATAAACACGAGCTGTGCAATTCGATCACCGTGATGAATACGTTGAACACAATCTGTGTCATTATGTAGTGCAACAATGTATTCTCCCGTATAATCCTCATCACAAATTCCGACACAATTTGAGGGTCTTAACCCTTGTTTAGTTGCTAAACCACTTCTTGCAAAGATCGCTCCGAAGTATCCGTGCGGAGGTTGGATGGCAAGCCCTGTTCCAACTTTAACGGTCATGTGTGGTTGAATCTCCATGTATTGAAGTTCTGTGTCACCAAAGCAGGCGTGTAGGTCATAGCCTGCAGCATATTCGCTCCCCCTTGAAGGAATCTTTGCATATGGACTTAGCTTCGTAAACTTAACACTAGCTGTCATATCGTATCCTCCGATTAAAACAGAAAATAATGTAGGAATTTAGACGGTAGCACATCATCTAAAATACTCAGATTATTACCGTTATAATGGTACGTTCCATAATCCTTCATATACTTATCGAGAAGTTTGTAAGCATCGTCAATAGCCTTTGTAACTTCTGCATGACGAGCCTTCTGTTCTGCTTTCTTCTTTTCTTCAAGAAGTCTTTTAGCATCTTCCTCTTGCTTCTTTGTACAATCAATTTCGCACTTGGCTCTATCAATTGGCTTATCGTAAATCTTGCCGCAAATAGAGCATTTGAATTGAGGCTTGCAACATATCTTATTATCTTCCATAGTTTATCTTCTCCTTTGAATTAATTTTGTATTATTACGCTTCATATAAAACAATTTCATTTTGAGCGATTGTCTTTTTGATGTCGATGAGTCTTTGGTTTGTGCTCCCAACCCAATGTGCGTCTATACTTTTAAGTTGCTCAATATACATACCATCTATAAGTACGTCAATATATTCCAAAATTGGAGACTCACTGATTTCTTCAAACTTATATCCGGTATACATCCAAATATTTTTTGTTGGATATAATTCCTTAATAGTCTTACAAATCTTAAGAATCTCTTCTCTATTGTCGGGAAACATAGGATCGCCCCCCGACAAAGTCAAACCTGAAATATATGGATGATCGATAGCTTCGATAAGTTCTTTTAGCGCAATTGTGTCGAAAAACACCCCACCACAAGGGTTCCATGTGATTGGGTTTTGGCAATTCTTACACATGTGATTGCATCCAGCAACCCAAAGAACAACTCTAATTCCACTGCCATTTAACATATCGCAATGTGTTATATCATGGTAATTCATATTACATACTCACCCTGTCCTTAAATTCTTTTAGCTTATGGTCAGCATACATGGTTCGCCCATTGACTCGACTATAACCTAAATAACCATTCATACGCTCGATACGAGTAATATCTTCGCTACCACATTTAGGACAAGTATCACTATCTACGAATTGATAGCCACACTTTTCGCAATAGTCAAGTTCTAGATTCACTCCTTCATAGAATCCCATATCCATCGCTCTTCTTACGAGAGTTTTAATCGCTTCTATGTTATAGCTTAATGGATATCTGCAATATTGAATGTTACCACCATTACAAAGATGGAACATGGGATATTCAATATCTTGCTTTTGGATAGGAGTAATCTTTTCCCATACACCACAGTGGAAAGAGTTCGTCGTATAGGGCCTATCAGATACGCCCTTGATGATGCCATACTTCTTTCTGAATTGTTCGATCTGTAGACCACATAGTGACTCTGCCGGTGTGCCATAGATTGCATATAGAATATTATCTTCTACTTTATATTTATCTGCATAATCATTAATAAACTTAAGCACTTCAATTGCAAAAGAGTTATCTTCTACAATGGTCTTGCCAGTCATTAAAACACTTGCTTCATTTAATGCGGTGATACCAAAACTCATCGTCATAGGTCTCAGGAAATCTTCGCCAATCTCGTCCTCATAGTCAAAATTACCATGATAGAATCCGCCTTGACAAAAACCTAGAGGATTTGTTCCTGCCTTTTTATGTGACAGATAGGCAAATGTTCTCTTATGAATTGCTCTACACATATCAAGATAATATGTAAGCACTTCGTAGAAATCTTTTTCCTCTTGCTTTGCTTTAGCTACAATCATAGGGAAGTGCAGGGAGATTGCACCTAAGTTGAATCTACCCTCATAAACAGGCTTGTCATTTTCGTCCGCCGGGAACATTCCTCCTCTTTCGTACCACGGGCTGAGGTTCGCTCTGCATCCCATTCTAGAAATGGTTGTTCCGTATTTCTTATATATAGACGGACCATATCCATCACCAGTGCAGCTGATATAATCTGGATACATTGCCTTACTTGAGCAATCTATGGCCTCATCAAATAGCCATTCAAGTTCTTTGCCTTCTCCATGTAGATTTTCGTCATAGAAGAAGCTCAATTTAGGGAATAGTACAGGATGTTTAAATCCAGCCTTTCCTTGTCCATTTTTACGAACCTTCATGCAAACAGATGATGCCATTGTTTCAAATTTTCCAGTTCCAAGACCAAAACTAATCGATGTGAATGGATAATCGCCTCTTGAACTTGCAACAGAATTAAATTTCATTTCCCATCCTTGAAAGCCCTGTTCCATATCTCTATATACCTTTTGTGTTGCATACTCGTCAGCCTTATCGGGGGAAGGATTATCAACTAAAGAGTTATACTCATTAATATAATTTTGATAGGATAGCTCTGCATAAGGAGCAAGAAGCTTATCAATCTCACTTAAACTAAATCCACCGTACTGACAAGCTGCTGCATTCATAGAAATATCTGCAATTAGGTCAAATGCAACATCTAGGCTCTTCGGTTCGCTATAGTCTAGATTACCCATTCTAAAGCCGCCCTTAAGAACGTTTGGCATATCAAACAAACAACAGTTCATAGAGTCCAGTCGAGAGCCTCTGTCATGGATATAAATATAACCGTCACTCATGGCCTTTTCTTCATTACGAGTTAGAAAGAACTTCTTATAAAGTTCACTATTCAATTCATTGTATGTGATTGCTTTTTGTGTGGTTACTAATGCGCTATCAGCATTAGCGTTGCTTCTATCTCCAATAAAACTTAGAGAAAGTTTCTTATTATAGACTTTATCCAGCATAGAAGCAAAAGCAGATTTATTATCTCTATATTCTCTATAACTTTTTGCAACATTCGGGTTGATAGAATCCAATGCACACTCAACCATATTGTGAATAGTGCTAACAGGCACAGGGACTTCATTGTATTGCAGCTGCTTTTTAACAGTATCAACAACTTTTTTTTCTTCAGTTGGGGTCAATGTTACACATGCTCTCTCTGCACTTTTTCTAATAGCTCTTTTGATTTTTTCGCCATTAAATGCTTGGAGATCTCCGTTCTTCTTTAGAATTTTAATCAATTCTCTTCACCTTCCATTTTAATTTTATTTACCGCATCTACAACATCACTCCAGCTGTAGCAGCGGTAAATATCATAAATATCATCTTTGTTGCTCTGGTTCCAAGGGTAATCCATTAGTACTCTATCATAATAGGGTTTAGCAATTAGGTTTGCCAGATTATCTTCGATCATAAGGTCGCATTTAAACAACCACTTATGTTTCATACAGACAATATGTGCGTCGTCAATGAACGGGAAATATCTCTTCACAAACTCAACCTTTTCACCGTAGGTCTTAGGAATTGCATCCGTAACAAGATATACCTGATGACCATCGTGAATTAGCTTTTGCAGCGCTTCTTGTGCGCCAGGAATGAGTCTAACAAGATCATACAATCCAGGTTCACCATACATTGCTTGCATCTGAATAGCCTCTTCTGTAGGTAGCACGTTCATAACATCGTATGACGTAAAGTCATTGAGCGTATAGTTTGTACCATTACGCTCATTGAATAAACTTACTACAACTTCTTGTAGATTACAGATACAATTATCAATATCACAAGCGATTACCATCTAGTATCCCTCCGTAAATTCTCCCATATAATAAAGTACCATCTCCAAAACTTCTTTCTTATTTTTATTCGCATCGATCTTATATAGTTCAACACTTTTATGTTCAATATTTGCATAATGCCATACGATATGGTCAAGCTTGCTGTACCAATCGAACGCTTCATCATTATGTAAACGTCCCACTATTGCAGTATCGCTATCGTGCCTATCTAACATTCTATTAATTCTTGTAGTGACTGTAGAGTCAAAATAGAAAACTGCAATTGGGCGATCTGTTTGATAATTTTGCAGTAGTGTTTCTACCCCAGGTAGGTCAACTACATATGTAGATACGAGGTCAAGCTGATCTTTGGTTGTGCAATATCTGAAGCCATTATATGTCGTGTAAGCAACGATATTTTCTAACTCATCAAACTCGGCTTCTGAAATAAAAGTATGTCCAGTTTCATTTTCATAACGTCTAGGTCGTGTCGTAAAAGATTGCACTGTGGGATAACCATAATTCTTAGTAAGCTCTTCCGCAACAGTAGTCTTACCTGAACCAGAGGGACCAACTAATAGGAAAAGCGGATCATTCATTGGTATCACCCCTTAGACACAGTTCTTTAAACTTCGGCAGCGTTTCAATCCAAGCACAGAACTCTCTCCATTCCGGGAGACGATGAGTTTTGCGCTGTGCATAGATGGTTTTTAGCTGTCGGTAATTTGTACTCATCCCTGCGGTCAGCTTAAATCCACACGGATTACTCATAAGAATACGTAGATAATCTTCTGGGTCTTTGGTCTCATTATATTTCTCGACTAGCTCTTTGACAATTGCAATAGACCTGGGGTCGGTATATTCGCTATACTGATTATCCAAATCAAACTTTGCAATGCGGTGCATTGTAGATTGACTTGAAATAAAATCTAGAAACGTATATCTTTCCGCCTCTGTCCATGCTTTGACTGTGTAGGTTAGGTCGAACTGTACAATGATACCGGTAAGTGCTTGATCATGCCCAGTGCCTTTCTCACAATTGAAAAGTGCAAGAATACCTTTTGTAATGTCGGAGTTAAGAGTTGAAATATCCACACTCATGGGGTATTTTGCACGGACAATACTTTCATCTAGGCCATAGATTTTTGTGTTTGCAATATTACCATAGTCTTTTACTGAATACTCGCTCATTCAATTCCTCCATTAATTTTGTACTGTTTCAGGCTCAGTTTCTTCTGTCGTGGGCACTTCAACTTCGCCCTGCTCATTCATTTTGCGAGACAATCCCTTCTCGACGAATTCCTTAATGTCCTTAATCAGTCTCTTGTGATCGTTATTGGTTTTCTTGCCGGGACTTCGTTCGAATGCGGTAATCTTGTCCAGAACAGTCTGGCAGCATACTCTAAATCCTAGAGCTAGATTCTGGCTCTGAATTTTACGTAGCTGTTCTTGAATTGCGCCCTTAAGTTCGTCATTATCCATGGGGTTTTCGTTCTTTTCTTCAATGTTGTCCATTGGAGAGTCACTTCCTTTCTTTGATGTCGTGGTTATTATACCACATTAATTTTGTATTGTCAAGAGGGTGGTGGGCCCTCTTGACTTAATAATTAGAAGTTGATGTGTTTTTTCTTTGTTACATCGGTCAACCATCTATCATAGCTTTTTATTCTGTCTACTATCATTTTATCCTCGCCCTCTTTTTTGCCAAGAATAGCAACTTGCTGACCTTTTACAATTAGATTTTGGAACTTCTGCAATGCATCAGGCCATATCGTGACTTCGATCAAGCCATCTCCAGAATAGATATTTGCGAAAGCAAACTGCTGACCCTTTTTGGTTTTCTTCTTTTGAATTTTAGAAATGATACCGACGATAACGCATTTATCACCATTATTATAAGAAGAGAAATCGTCAAGAATCTCATAAGCTTTTGCAAATGGATTTTCATCGCTGACAAAGATCTGTAACGTTTCGAACTCCCAAAAGGCTTCGTCCTTTAGATACTTTTCATTACACTCGTCAATATATGCCTGATGTTTTGTTACCTGTTCTTCGTCGAACTTAACCTTCCTCTTTTCGTTATATAGTGCCAAAACACGTTCCTTATCTACTTTTTTACCAATCATATATTCTGATGCATCAATGTCCCAATTAGTAAGCAATTGCATTTTAGTCGGTAATATAGAAACAGGTTTATACTCGCCTTGTTGATATAACGAATCAAGATACTTGATTAAGAACTTCTTTTTATTTTTTGTTGGTATAGCACCAGACTTTACAAGTGAAATAACTTGTGCTTTGGTGGGTTGTATACGTTCTATGAAGTCATTGAAGTTCTTGAATTTACCGTTAGCATTGCGTTCGGTAATAATAGTTTCGGCAAGAGTGGAGCCAATACCAGTGATAGCGGACAAACCAAATAGTACTTTATTGTCAATTATAGAGAAATTCATATCTGAATTATTAATGTTGGGCGGTAAAATCTCAACATCAAATTGCTTTGCATCAAGAATAATTTTGTTTACTTTGCCAGCCTTATCTTTATTGAGATTTAACACCGCTTTAAAGAATGCAGTTTTATGATGTGCTTTTAAGTAGGCAGTTTGCATACAGATAACACCATAGGCTGCGGCATGCGATTTATTGAACCCATATCCACCTTTTGTAGATAATTCTTCACAAATCTTATCTGCTAATTCTTTAGAATATCCATTATTTAAAATTTCTTGATGTAGTAAACCAACTTCTTCCTTAACTTTTTCTGGCTTTTTCTTTGCCAAGCATTTACGCATTCTATCTGCCCCGGCGTCACTACGTCCGCCAAATACTTTAGTAAGCCTCATACTCTGCTCTTGGTAAATGTTCTGTCCAAATGTTTTATCAAAAATCTGAGCCATATCTGGATGAGCATAACGAATACTACTTGGATTATTTTTGCCATTAACATAACCATCAATTGCTGGCATTGCATCGGGCCTATACAATGCTACTAGTGCTGTAACCTCTTCAAGTGACCTCGGCTGAAGTCTCGCAATCAAGTCTTTCATTCCCTGACTCTCTATTTGAAAAAGCGAGTCAGTTTTTCCGCTACAGATTAAATCAAAAATTGCTTCGTCATGTTCAAATTCTGGATTATTAATATCAATCTCCCACGGATCAATATTATCTTCCCGCATAGCCTCATTGATGGCAACAAGCGAAGCGACGCCCAAGCAATCGTACTTAACAAGCGAAATGCGTTCGTCCATTACTTTATCGACAGAAATAACATGTTCTCCATTTTGTCCTCTTCTTATACCAATATAGTGGTCATAAGAATTACGACAAACAATAACACCACCCGCATGAATGCCATAACCACGTGGACGATTTGTTATATGACTTGCAATATCAAGTAGCTCTTTATATTTTGGATTATCAGCCACTTCTTTATTGTTTTTCAAACATTCTTCCCAAGTATCTTGAATAAACCCTTTACTGATTCTCTCCATTTCTTTATATGGGAATCCGAGTAGTTTACCAATATCTTTGATACTTGTAATCGGAGAGGTATAGACAATATTCATAACCTGAACAACTCTATCTTCACCATATTTTTTGGTTAGATAGTCAATGACTTTAGCACGATCACTTACGTCAACGTCAACATCAGGAAGGTCTTTTCTTTCGATTGTTAAGAATCTACCGAAGTCAAGGTCGTATTTAATTGAATCAAGATTTGTAATACCAAGTAAATAACAAACTTCAGAACCACAAGCAGAGCCTCTTCCTGGTCCAACTATAACATCGTTGTTGCGACACCAGTTAATATAATCTACAAGAATCAAAAAATAATCACAGAAATCCTTCTTTTCAATGACATACAATTCTTCTTCAATTCTTTTTTTATAGATTTCTTGCTTTTCTTGCGGCCATTTATCCATACCTCTGCGAACGTAGCCTTCCCAAGTAAGTTCACGCAAATACTGGGCAGAATTAGTATATTTACTTGGAATATTAATTTTAGGTAGTTCTGGTTCATGCCAAGGCATGTCAACATCTTCGCATAGATCAGCAACCAAGTCTGTATTTTTTAGACATTCACAAACAGCATCGTAACCAATTTGTTTATCAAGTACTTCATGAATTTCATCATCAGACATAAAATAGCATCCACTGTAAATTTCAGCGGCGGTTTCTTTATCCTGAGCGATGCGCAGAAAATAATCTTGATAATATAAATCCTCTTTAGTAGCCGCATGGACATCGTTCGTCACTACTACTTTGGTATTAGTATCCGCAGCAAGGCGCATAATTTTTTGATTATACGCTTGTTGATCCTCGTTATCGTGCGCCTGAATCTCTAAGAAATAATAAGGAAATAATGATTTATATTCCTTAACCATTTCGAGGCAAGAGTTATAATCGTCTGTTCTAGACAATCTACTTGCTAAACATGCAGATAGTACAATTAGATTTTCTGCGCCCTCTTCTGCAATGTCATAACGAGTTACACGAGGCTTATAGTAAAATCCATGTAAGTGCCCAAGCGTAGAAATACGATTAATTGCACGACGACCTTCTTCGTTACGAGCAATAATAATCATATGATAATATTTGTTGTTTGGATCTTTTACTTCTCTATCTTCACATTCATACGCCTCGATGCCGAACAATTGTTTGACATCTGGATATTTTTCCTTCAGCTCCGCATAATACGGATGAGACGTAAGTTCGCCGTGTTCTGTGATAGCTAGAGCCTTAAGACCCAGTTCGGATGCACGTTTAAGATTTTCTTCCGGCGATGAAAAGCCGTCTAGGATCGAAAAGTAGGAGTGCGTATGTAAACTGCTGGACAATATCATTCACCTCCTTAATTAATTTTGTGTTGTTAACCCCTCACGCAACTTCTTATTTTCTTCCCTCAACTTTTTACGTTTTATTGCAAGCTGATATTCCTCTTCGTTACAATAATACGTATTATGCTTCCCTGCATGCTTCACAAACATTTCACTCTCGTCTCTTTTAGCTTTACAATAAGCACACGTCTTCTTCGCCATAATTATCTCCTCACTTTCTCAATTTGCCGCCCTGCATAGTCACCTTATCCTTTTTAAAATCACGCATGAGATCTTCGAACGGCCTATTCACTTCGCAAGTCCTATCCGTAATTGTCAAATCATTCCTCTGTCTAGGCGTATAAGTTCTACGAGACTGCGCTTCGTACACCTTCACAGAATTCCCTTGAATAGATTGCATCTTCGACTTAAAGGACTGTCCAGGCTGACTCTTAATATACTCATACATATCTTTCAGTAGGTCATTCTCGTCCTTGGCTTGACGCCGCCTCATGCGCAAATCCTTAACCTGCTTGTATAACTTATATCCACCATACATATCTTGAGGCTTACCAAGTTCGATCTCGTGATATACGTCCGTAAGTTCTTCTTCTGTCTGTTTGATGACTTCCACATTACTTTCATACTTTTTAACTACATCATTAGCAATCTGAATAAAAGTGCTACAGTAATTATTGACAATATTATTGTTTGCCATTTTATTATTCTCCTCAATTTGTTTTACGCATTACATTTTGCTGCCTCTAGTGTATTCTTCATTAGCATAGCAACCGTCATTGGGCCAACTCCTCCAGGCACAGGAGTTAGTAGCGCTGCTTTATCCTTTACGCTTTCAGCATCAACATCTCCGCACAGCTTTCCATTTTCATCTCTATTAATACCAACGTCAATAATGATAGCATTATCCTTAATCATTTCTGACGTAACAAACTTAGGCTTACCAACAGCCGAGATCAAAATATCAGCTTGACTAGTAATCGCACATAGATTTTCAGTCTTAGAATGGCAAATTGTAACTGTTGCATTTCTTTCAAGTAGCAACGCAGCGATGGGCTTTCCAACAATATTGCTACGTCCAATAATGACGCAATGCTTTCCAGCAACATCAATGTTATAATAATCTATCAGTTCAATAATGCCCATAGCTGTACAAGGTGCAAGATTATATTTACCCTGCCATAACTTACCAATGTTGATTGCTGTAAATCCATCAACATCTTTTTCAGGCGCAATTCTTTGAAGAACTTTATTTTCATCAATATGTTGAGGCAAAGGTAATTGGACCAAAATGCCATTAATATTATGTAGTTTATTAAAACAATTAATAATTGTCAACAATTCTTCCTCGGTTGTATCTTCGGGCATGCGCCACTCTATTGATTCAATACCAACATATTCACAAGCCTTCTTCTTATTGTTGACATAAACTCTCGATGCAGGATTATTACCGACCACAATAACTGCCAGTTTTATATCTCGTCCGAATGACGTAATATCTGCTTTAACTTGTTGATTGATATGCTCTGCAACCTCTTTGCCGTTAATTAGCTCGTACATTATCATTGTTCCTTTCATTAATTTTGTACTGTTATTATAGCACGTTTTCTCGATTTGTCAAGTGCCATTTTAAGGGCACACAGTATGACCCATGTGCCCTTATTTGATTAGAAATTATATCTAGCCAATTCTTCTACTACGTTTTCCCAGCTCCCACGACTAAATATCCAATTGCCGTCTTTGTACACATCCCAAACCCTATCATTTGCCAGTACTAATTCGATTTTGCATTTATGCGGCGGCTTTACAGGAGGCGTAGGAATGTATATTGAACTAGGCGGAATGTAATTAGGATTTACTTCACGTTTCATTGTTAACCCTCCAGCATTTTAATAAACTCATCTTCCGTAATAATCGGCACATTCAGCTCCACAGCTTTCTTATATTTAGCAGACCCGCTTGCGTCATTTGTAATCAAGAAATCAGTCTTTCTAGAAACTGAACCAGCAGCCTTTGCTCCAAGAGAAGCAATCTTCTCATTGATACTGTCTCGGGTGAAGTGGTTGAGTTTCCCAGTAACACACAAGATCTTGCCTGTAAATGGATTATTGGTAGCTTCATTATTCTTTTCAGGAATAATAAAATGCATCTCAGCTGCAAGCGCTTGTACCTCGTTGATATGCTCACACAAATAATTATCCAAACTTTCAGACGTAACAACCCCAAAATCATCTAACTCGGCAAAATCGAAGCAATTACGCCATGCTTCAATAAATCTGTCATAATTACTCTCAAAACGATATGCAATCGTCTTTGCCGCAGAAGAACCGATGTTAGGAATTGACAATGAACAAATAAAATGTGCCAAATCAATATTTCTACTCTTCTCGATTGCATTAAGGATCTTTTCTACAGACTTTTTACCAAAACCATCACATCTTTGCCATTCGTTTTTATGAGTATCCAAATGATAAATATCTCTGAAGTTCTTTACCCAACCACGATCAATCAAGAATGCCAATGTCGCCTCGCTCAGCCCATCGATATTCGCCGCAGGTTTTGAGACGAAAAACTTTAGTTTTCCAAGCAATTTTCCAGAGCATTCTGGGTTAGTACATACTAACACCTCAGACTCGTTTTCTTTAATTATTGCCGTTTTTCCGCTACAAATTGGGCAAGTGAGCGGAATTTTAATTTCGCCATCACCATCCTGTAATGCTCTTGTTATTTGAGGAATAATGCAGTTAGCTTTACGAGCAAAAACAGTACAATTATTTGTTAATCCAAGTTTCTTAATAATAGATAGGTTAGCGAGTGATGCCCTTTCAACTGTTGTGCCATCAATCTCCACCGGTCTGAAAATTGCTGTCGGGGTCAGACTCCCGGTCTTTCCCATCGTAAACTCAATCCCAGAGAGTTTTGTTTCATACTCTTCGTCTTCGAATTTGTATGCAATTGAATGTCTGAAAAACTTAGCTGTTCGTCCCATTGATTCTGCTTTGACGTGAGAATTTTTAGCCATGACAATTCCATCCATGGGAAGTCCCATATCATTTGCTTGCTTTCTTAAATTGTGAAGCATGTCTTCTAGATGATCTGGGTCGTTAGACTTGTTAGTATATGTCCACATAGGTACAACAGTAAAGCCTAGTCTCTCTGCATTCTTTAATCTCCAGAAATGACTGTCATCGTTATCGCCCTCAATTACACGCCAAGCGATAAACCTCATATTACGTTGCCTGGTAATGTTGGCGTCTAAATTTGAAAGCGTGCCAGATGCAAGATTTCTGGAATTAGCAAAACGCTCATCCTCTGGAAGACTGCTATTAATAGCTTCGAAGTCTGCATAAAAAATTACGCTTTCGCCATCAATTATGTACCTATTTGTAACGGGAATGTGTGTAGGAGCATTGATATATTCTTTTGCATGAAAAAGCACATCTTGGCCCACTTCGCCGTCGCCTCTCGTTTCTGCACCAACAAGCTCGCCATTTTCATAAATTAAACGAGTTGTTAGACCATCACATTTGACGCTCAGATAGCAATCATCATTTTCGGCAAAATCAATTAACTCCTGTATCGAATGACACTTATCTAGGCTAAGCATGGGGCGTTCATGTTTTACTTTGGCTAACTCTGTTTTTACTTCTGCGCCGACATTTTGTGTTGGAGAATTACTCATAATAAACCTAGTTTCTTGTTCTAGCCCACGCAGTTCTTCCATAAGTGCGTCGAATTCACGGTCTTCCATAATTGTATTCCCGGTATTGTAATAGGCATCTGACGCTCGGTTAAGTAAAGCTACGAGTTCTTTAATACGTTTGATTTCATTCATTTATAAGCTCACCCCATTTTGTAAATAATTAAATTCTGGCCACAAACTGGACAAGAGTCTAACCTATTTTCTTCTTGCTTCCAACTACATTTAGGACAAATACTATAAGCTAATACGCAGGAAATTACTTTATCGACAACAAAATTATTTAGTTCAAACCACTTGTCACTCATGAATTCTCAACCTCTTTCTCTGCCATCAACCCTTTATAAAGCGTTGCCCATAACTTTGCCGTAGACCACCCGCATCCTCTACATGGAGTAAAGTAGATAGGATTGTCACTAGTAAGCATTTTCTTTATCAAAAATTTCTGATAGTCTAGTAACCCAATACCGTTTTCTTCGAGGAATGCGATATAATCGTCAATGGTCATCTCAACATCCCTCCAACAACCTTACTCACCACACCCATATCAGCCTTACCCTTTAGGTTTGCCGCAGCGAGCTTCATAATTGCACCACGATTAGACTTTAGCGGTTCAACATTGTTATCTAGAATCAAACGACGAACAGCAATTTCAATCTGCACTGGACTTGTCATAAGCACGGGCGCAAACTCTTCCACGACTTTCATCTGATACTTGTAATCCTCTAGGAGCTCTACACGCTCAGTAGGACAGGTGTCGATTTGCTCTTGAACAAGTTTCTTATACTTCAACAGAACTTCATCTACCAAACTCTCAGGAACATTATCCCGGCATCCCCTATCAATTGCCGCCTTCTTTACGGCATCTACCATACCTGAAAGTACTGCCTTGCGGGGTTTATCTTTGTCCTTCATAGCCGCAATCATAGCGGATTGTAGCTCATTTAGTGTCATTTTTTATTCCTCCACTCTAATATTATGTTTAGCCAAATATTCAACCAAATCTTTATCAAAATCAAATGGTTCATTTGGATTTGTAGACAAAGTGATTACAAGATCAAAATTACAACTGTAATAATCTTCTTCCATTGTCTTTTTTCGGCAATCAGCAAAAACTTTTTCCCAATCTTCATCTGTAGCATCTAATTTTAATTCAATGTCACCTTTCATTCTCGCTGGCAGCTTTTCTCTAAAACGCCATCTATATAAACCATGTTGACCATACCATGAGCAATATTCTTTTGTTGACGTGAACTGCTCTGTGTGTTCAAACAATTTTTGAACTATTGGTTTTTTAAGCTTTTTATATCCTGCGAATTGCTCTTTATTTGACCAAGAATAATACCTTTTGTAAATAGGTTCATACCACTGATAAAAATCTCCAAGATAGATGTCGTCCTCTGTTAAAGTTACGTAGTTACAACCAACAACATGTTTTGAAGTCTTCTTTTTAACTTGCTGTTTCTTATCCATATCATTCAATGCCATCTGATATTCTTTCATGCTCTTGTGCAGTACTCCAACCCCACCCTTGCATCTTGCAAATGATACTGTTTCTGCGCACTTGCCGTTCACAAAAGTTGACGCAAGGAGCAAATTAATTAGCAAATCCGCATTAATTCCAATCATGAAAGTTTTATTATCTTTTGTGACGAGGCAGTTCCAAAAACTTAGCTTACCGCCTTGAGAAGAACCTCCTGCACTATCATATAGCTGAAATTCAAAACCGCTGTTTTCAAATTCAAATTCTACTGCAGGATGTTCTTTTTTATTCGGATATGTTTTTGTTTCTTTATCGTACTCACCATACTCTGTCCAACTACCCCATCTTCTAGCGTTTTCAATTTGCTTCTTATTGTTGGGGTCGCAAAGATATGCTTGATAAATATCGCCTTTGTAGTGCTCACGGCAAACTAGTAGCACTTTATCGAACAAAGCCCAACCATTGTAGTCCATAGTATATTCCTTTCTAAATTAATTTTGTATTGTTACCAAATGTCTTCAAACTTAAAGTCACTCAAAATGAGCTGCCTATAATATGTTCTACCAAAGAACCCACTATCCAGCTGCCCAACTCCATAGAACTCTTTATCTTCCAAATCCCACAAATCATCCCATCCTGTAAAATTCCACTTGATGAAAGTAACATTCTGCCCCATAATTTTGAGATGTTTGCCATTAGACATATTGCCAACCGTATAATCCGATACTTCGCCAATCATAACTGTAATTGGCGGGAAGCCCGAACCAGATATCTTATTAATATCCTTAATACTTTGAATAAGCGTATCTGTAATTTGCTCTTCATCAAGCTGTATGTCAATATCAATGGTTTGCTTAAACTCTACGTCTTTAAGTGTTTTTTCGATTTGTGCCTTAAACTCTTCAAACTTGTCAACTGGAATAATAGCTCCGGCAGCGAGTTCATGTCCCATGCACTGTCCTATTCCAGTGTCATTAACCATTTGTGCAAAATTTTCTACACCAATAGCTCTCATAGAGCCACAGTAATTATCTCCTACTTGTCTGAGTACAAATAGAGGCCTTTGATATTTTTCTAATAGCTTGTTTCCGAGCAAGCCTGCGACTTCTCCATCTGCGTTGATGAAAAAATACATACACCTTTGGTTTAACTGCTGTTCGCCTTGCTCAATAAGAATACCCATTTGGTCATTAACAATATTGTTTTGCGCTTCTTTACACTTCTTTAAATCTTTAACAATTGCATTAATCTCTTTCTGGTCGTCAGATATGAATAATTTCATTGCCTTTTCATTTTCATTCATTCGACAAGCAGCATTCACAAGCGGAGCCAAACCAAAGGAAACAGCTTTCGCATCAAAACCAAAAGAGCCATTAATTTTTGAAATTGCAAGATTTTTTTGGTTATTAAATCCCATACTACAAATATATCTATTCTCGGGCGAGCTCTCAGATATATTACACATATCGGCTATAATCCCTGCAGCAGCAATATCCCAATATTCGTCCGCATAATCATTCCAAGTTACTGAATCAATATATTGACAAAATTTTAGGACAACCCCAGCACCGCTTAATGCTGGATTGGGATAGTTATTTGCTGAACTGATAAGACAGAAATTAAGATTTGCACTTGTAAGAGCTGGTTCAATAATATGGTGGTCAAGTACTATGAGTGACGCACCAGTTCCAATAATACGTTCATATACAGACGGATTGTTATTCAAAGAATCAACAACAATCAGTGTTGTCTCTTTATCTAATAAAGCTAAGTCAAAGTTTTGCACACCGTGCTCTTTCCCCATATTTGTTACAGTAGTGATATTCGACGTATAGTGAGATAAGTATCTCGTCATAATTGAGCCACTAGCATTGCCGTCAACGTCAACGTCGAAGTGAACAACAAATTTACCGCCATTTTCTATTGTACCTAGTACAATATTACATCCTTCTTCTAGTCCTTGCATTTCATCGAATGGAACCATCCCATCCGCATTTGGATATAAAAAAGTTTCAACGTCTTTAATTCCTCTGCTTTCCAGTAAAGCATCGATAATTTCTACTTCATCCATATCTCTGCCATCTATTTTTATATTCCAGTCTTTAATCATTTTAGTCTACCCCCACTCCTTTCTGTGCACCGCTATTCTATCACATTAATTTTGTATTGTCAAGTGTACAATATATACAAAAATGACCCGCAGTTTTTGCCACGGGTCATATATTATTACTTTCCTGGTACTTCAATAAGTGTGCCGTCCGCCCCATAAACAGAAGGTAGAACGCCATCCCAGGTATCATAGTACATCTTCTTTAGGATTGCATCCGTCAAACTGGAAGTAATCTTCTGATTAGCATCTGCTTCGGCATCAGCTTCAATACGCATTGCGTCAGCATTTGCCTGTGCTGCAATCATCTTGGCATCAGCCTCTGCCTGTGCCTGGGTTTTCTTAACTTCCGCCTCGGCTGCTGCTCGCTCAATAGAACGCTGGTTCTCAATTTGCTGCTGTTCGTATGTAAGCTGTGCAGTCTGCTTAGCTGCAATAGCCTGATTATAGGAATCTTCAAAGTCAATGTTGTCAATGACAATCTTATTGATAAAGACTACATCTTCTCCATACTTCTCATTCAAAGACTTCTGCAACATCTCCTGCGCCAGAGGTTCAATTAGACTACGGTTAGTTGCATCGGTGGAGTTAAACTGCTTCGACGCCGCCTTGATAGAAGAAGCTACAATGCCATCGCTGACCAATGTCTTTTTGTAATTGGAAACATTCGCATAAATCCATGCAGACTTGTCCGCGCCAATGGTATACGTAACAGTCACGTTTTCAAAGTAAATTGCAGTTCTTTCGGAGGTTTCGCTCCAAATCTTAGACTTAAATGAAATATCCTGCTGTTTATTGTTTACTTTCTGAATGGACTGTACATATGGGATTTTAAATGCGAATCCAGGGTTTACCACGTTTGAATCAATCTGTCCGAATGTAGTGCGAACACCTGTGTAACCAGTAGGGACGATTGTGAAACTATTAAATAGTGTAATTACAAGAAATAGAGCGACAATTATACACAGAGCTACTCGTCCCTTTCGAACTGTTTTTACAGTTTTAGAATTGCCCCATCTGTCTGTTGTTTCTTCCATCTTAATAAAAAACTGTTCCATTCATTTATTGCTCCTTTTAAAATTTTTAATGTGCCGCCTTGTCGGCTGCGTGAACGCACATAACATCCTGATATAGTTCCTCTCCCCATAACTGGCGATATTTATTATGTAACTTTTCGTTGTTGTCTTTCTCCCAAAAATAAGGCTGCATGTGCCACATAATACGAATTGCTACATCCAATCTATCATGCAAAGTATTTACAAACAAACTGTCGTATGCAGAAGCAAACTGATGGTTATAGTAATGAACATTCCCATCATTAACACCACGCGAGTTCACTTCTGTCCTACAAAATGGCTTTGACATATCATGTAATATTGTCGCCATAGTATTTACATCATCGCAATCATCAAGTGAGAGATAAGCATTACAGTAGATATCATATGCTTTCCATAAGTGGTCACCTAGCGAAAGAGAATGATGTGAATTACCTTGGTCGTAACCAACTAATGAGTTTACCACTTCATCTACGTCGTAGCGACTAGTTTGTGGCCCAATGATTCGAATATCGTCCCAGCCCTCATACCAATAAGGAATGGTAAAATTCATATACATCCGCTTAATTACTTCCTCTGGAACTTTACGCTCACGCTCGGCATTGCGCCTTAAGCATTCTTCATAAGGGGTTGCCATAAGGACACAAATCTTTTCACAAGGAATCTTTTTAAGTTCTGCAAGGAAAGCCATCCTGCGCTTATAGCTGATATTCGTGGCGTCATATATGGCACTTTTACCATCCATAAGTTGATTCTTAATGCGATTGTGCAATTCCACAAACAACTCCTGATTATGTTTTTGCTCGTTAACATCGCCAAACATTTCTTGTCTGAGAGAATCAGAACTAAAAATCGTAGCATTATATTCTTTGGCAAACTCTTGAGCTTTAGTAGACTTGCCGCTGCAGGGTAAACCGCAGAACATTAGTAGGGTAGGTCTATTCATTTTTTAATCACCAATTTCTTTTAAAATTATCCGTTATGGTACTTCAGCAAGAACTCATTAGATACAGCCTTAAAAGACTTAACACCATCCTGAGACCGGAACACTAAGCCCTCACGCATACCGTGATCGCAAATAGACTCACCAGTAGCAATAGCCAATAGCTCATCCACAGTATCGGGCAGAATGAAGTTTTCATCCAAAATAGGCACCCAAGGAATACCATAGGTAGAACATACATTTTTTGCTTCAACAGAGTTCCAGCGCCCTCTTACAGAGTCAATTAGATTAAAAGCCATAAAATCGTGCCCCTTCAGAGAGTAATCTCTCTTCTGAACACCTTCACCATAGGTTTCGCCCTGGATAGTAACCCACTCTACATCAGGATGTAGCTCTAGATAAGTGGCCAACACAGACTCAACTTTATATTTTTCTGCCATTTCGATATAAATATTAGTGGGATAAAAACACTTCTTGTCGGGCTTATCAAATACTACATTACGAGAGCACACATAGAACTCATTCTTATCTTGACCAAATAGACGCTTCTTACCACGTTTCATGGTGAATGTAGTAGAACTACCATCAATCTTCTCAGTTGCGACCCAAGGAGACTTGTCATTAAGAATCCAGGGCATATTCTGACAATTATGTACAACAACATTATCAGCGATAAAATTGTGATTATCTTCTACCTCGATATCGTAAACAACGGAAAAGTTTTGTCCCCAAGTTTTATTTTTGGTCTGTCCAGCATTAACGGAAAGTACAGGAATTGGCATAACTTTATAAGTCTTCTCATAATGAAGTTTTGTTAATTCTCTATCCCTCCACTTGTCGGGGAGTTTATAAAGCATAGAATCACAAACATAAGGAGAAATCAGTTTAAAAAACTTATCCGCCTCATCTGAAGAAGAAATGTCAATTCTATACATCTGATGCCCATCCTTTGCAATCTTGTCTTTATTAACTTTTGCTTTTATATTAAATTTATCACAAAGCATACTACATAACTTTTCATTTTCTCCAAGAGAAAAACCTTGAGTGGCTAAACGAACAAAATAAGAGGTTTTATCTTCATTTCTATAAGACACACACCCATCATCCATATACCAAAATGCCAACGAAATATCGTTAATTTTATTAATTACATTATCTGTTAATGTCTTAGATCCATTGGCATACCAATCATTCTTAATATTTTCACTAATGTATGGGTCTACTTCCATAAACCAATGATAACATGGTTTTTTCCCGTAACTTCCAATGCCAGAATTGACAATCTTACCGTCATCAAAAAGACTGCGTTTGTATTTTAAATATTCAAGCTGTTTTTCTCCGTTAGTTGCGATAACCCGCAATAGACCACGCGACCGTTTATCATTAACAATATGGGAATCACCAAGAAGCATACCGTAAATTGGATACAGACTATCCTTACCATATGATTCTGTTGGAGAGAAAACTTTATCAGAAATAGTTATATCTTTAGCTTCAACATACCCCCTCTCTGTAAGACATTTGTGGTCTTCAGTACAACATAATGCACTCATTCTGCTAACACCCACTCTATATGGATACTTAATTGTAACCATTGGAGTAGTATTATTAAACTTTTGATAATCAAGAATTTTCTTATAAGAGATTGTACCATCTTCATTCACAGATGCAACTTTAACATCCATTTTATGATTTACAAGCTTATTTATTTGAATCCAGCCACGATCGGTTAATATTTTTGTACCACCGGGTAAACATCTTTCTTCATCGGTCTTTGTAACCCAAGCAGGCCATCCAGTCTTTTTATCTTTCTTCTTGCCAAAGAAGAAGAACATAACCTTACGGCCCCACTCACGCTTCATCATCCAACGAGCCCAAGGCTTCTTAAACAGATTAGGATGACGACCAGCCATCTTCTTGTATTTATCGACAGCTGCCGCCTTACGAGAATTATCCTCTTCGACAGAATATGTAACACCAAGCTCTTTGGTTAGGAATCGAGATTCGTCATCAACCATCATACAGTGACCAGTCTTATTATTAATAATAAACGGGCCATGTCCGTCTTCGTTTTCAACCTGTTCCCAACCAAAATCTGTAGGAGCCATCAGTAGACCCTGAGAAATCATAAGACCCTTACCGCCAAAGGTGTACCGCTGAGTCTTGATTTTCCCGCCCTTCTTCTCCAAGAAGGCAAACTCAGGCTTGGTAGTATCTACCTTGGAATCGATTTCAAAATAAACGGCCAGATCGCTAGGTTTAAACGTGCCCTTCCGCACCATTACTCTCCAACCACCAACAATAGCAGCCTCACAGTTATCAGAACCAACAATAGGTTCAATCGCATCAATCTTTACGACATACGCCAGTTCACGCTCACTATTTTTATTTAACATGTTTTATTAAGCTCCTCACTCATTAATCTATTTAGTTCCTCTCTGCTCTGTTTCCTTATCGAATCAAATGCCTGTTCATATCTCTCTAGTTCTTTGATTGCGACTTCAATGTAACATTCTTTGCTCCCATTTAGTACGCACCTAGAACAGCTACATTCAGTGCACTTTCGCAGTTCATACTTGAGACTATCCATATTGCATTCCTCCATTAATTTTGTATTGTTGTCTTTTGTGCTGTTATTGTACCATATATTTCTAGAATGTCAATGCGGCAAAATACACAAAAAATAGTTGATACACTTGTGCATTTTAGCCTATTTCAGAAGGAAAAACTTATCATAACACTTATCACAATAAGACGCTGTATGCACTCTCGACCATTTTGTTGCCGAAGCTCCACAAAACATACAAGTATTAAGACTAATGGTAGCATACTTATCGATGATACTCTCAATAATGCCATATAGCCTATTTAATTCTTTTACATCTTCGTCTGTATAATCCTTATCCTCCCAGCACCAATACAATCTCAATTCGTTGTATTTTTCTTTTAGCTGTTGAATCGCAAAGTCATCAATGTGTTCCCCAAGTGCATCACGCAGCTCATCACACATTTTCTTGCCGAATCCCTTAATCCAACCCTCTGGGAGCTCAAAAATCCAGCAATTCTCAACCTTTTCTGTATTTTCCCAAGGACAACATGAATTATCCTTGAAGCGTAGGAATGGGTATTTTTCAACCCACTCCTGTGCCTTTTTTATGTGAGAATCGGTATATCCGAACATATATTAGCCCTCCAGCTTTTTCCAAGTCTGAGACAACGACCAACCATTAGTCTTAGCTATCGTGGTAGCACAAGCGCAGACTTCATATGGGTTAGTTACCTCAAAACCATCTGTGAAGTAGTCAGTCAGACAATTAAACGTATCCTTGCCGTTAATTGCCGTCCATCCGATTACGAATTGACCATTAATAGTTAGCGGTTCAAAAGGAGTGCCTCTATTTGCGCCCTTGGAATAGCAGAACAGAACATCTTCAGCCATACAAGCTTCTTCAGCCGTTCTTAAATCCGACTTCTCAGTCTCCCAGATTTCATAATACGGATGATCGTTGTAAGGATCAATTGGACTTTTATAAAGCTGCTTAGCGTTAAATTCGTAGTGTTCCACTACATCGCTGAACTCACCATTGGTCATAAATTCAACTTTCATTGATATTCTCCTTATTCTTCAAGTATTCTTTCATAGCTTTAATCATCTTAAGTAGATCGGGCTTGTGTAAGTTTTCTTCGCACCAATCCACATAATCAGGCGCAGACTGATATACGTCAATTAGACGATGTCCAGACCACTTACCGAATGTGAGTGTGTAATTCTCATCAAAAACCAGAGGCTCATTCACGTCCTCAAAAATATCCTTCAAATACTCAGGCGGCTCCATATCAATATTATTTCGACTGCTTAAAATATCGCACATATGAATTAGCCGTTCCATCTCATTCTCTGGCTCAGGAAGAATAACCTTGCTTTTCTTAGAGGTCGTCCATTCTCCAGAGTGCCTTTCCGCCATACGAGCAATCGCTTCTTTAACCTTGTCGTCAATGTCGTGCTCTACATGAGTTTCTCGTATCCACTGTCCCGCTAACATAGGGTGCTCGTGAACTGTATATGCAGAACCATCCCATCCGCATTTAATGGCATCGTGAAAAATAGGTACGCATCTCATAGCATCTCTTTGTTGCTCTGATTTAAACTTTTCTTTATTGCACTTGAGGGCAAGTAGATAATTCAAAATCTCCGCAAACATAATAATATGATAGATTTGTCCATGAGACTGACACTGGGTTTTATTATGATACTTGCCGGATGTCGAACTTGGCATATTAAAGATGTAGTCTGGAATTAATTTAATCATATCTGCACAGTACAGCCGCATCTCTTCTGTTTCAAACTTATCAAGAAGCGGCTGAAATACTGCAATCTTCTGTTCCTCTGTCATTCTTAGTCCTCCAGGTACTCTACAATATAATCCGTCTTATGACAGCAATCACACTGGTATTGCTCTTCACTCATAACCATCTTTTTGATTTCCTTTTTGCTGGGCTTGCAGTGCTTAATGAAACACTTCCGACAGAGGCTCTGTTCAAAATAATCTTGCTGACTCATTTTTAAAAATTCTCCTTAAATTAATTTTGTATTGTTAAT